AGAATTCCCATCCATATAAAAAATTTTTACCCCCACCTAAGAGTCCCAATAAGTTTTTCGGAGGTATTCATAGTGGTTAGTAGAAATTTTTGCGAGATCATTCCAACGTTGTATACGTCGATCAGAATTTTCTAAGATATCGGGAAGCATAAGATCTAAGCGTTTAAGAGAAGGACCAGAACCATAGTAAGCATCTTTAGTAATTTGCCAAGAGTTGAGAGACATATGATTCATTCCATTCATTATACAGGATGTTCCGTTATCTGACTTATCCTTACAGTCAAAGTAAGATTTTGTCAGGACTTCGGAGATATAGTAATCGTGACTGTGAAGTGGTGGCATATTTCTCTCATATGGCAGGAGGTGAGTATTGTAGTCACGAGTTCTGCAATCCTTCCAATATTTTGTATCATCACGTTGAGTGAACATATAATGAGATGCAGTAAATTTTGCGAGACCATCAAAGTTTGATCTACAGAGGATATTGAACTCATTAACTTGGAATTGATTATACCCATCATCATTCAGAATTTCTGTAAGGCGATCAATGGTTGTGATAGTAGTAAAGAGACCGGTAGATTCTAAGGGTTCAATGAAACCCGCAGAGAGACCAACAGCGACACAGTTTTGAATCCAGAGATCTTTCTGAACACCGTTGCGAAAGTGAACATCATTATATGAGGATATTTCAGATGTCTTATAGCCTTGAGCTTTAAGGTGGGAGGTGAATTCTAACAGGGCGTCGTCTGATGTCGTGTAGTGATCACTATACACGTAGCCTGTGCCGATACGAGACCATGTAGGAGTATTCCACACCCATCCATTGCCTAGAGCGGTACAATCTGTATAATTCTTCATTTGATTATGAATATCATTGTAAGGCACTCTTGCAGTCCATGCTCGATTGTTAGGAATGATATCAGAATATGATATCCACTCAGACTTAAGTTTATTAAGTAGAAGAGATTTGAAACCGGTACAATCAATAAAGAGATCAGCATGAACTAGATCGCCATTTTTTAATTGGACAGATTCAATTCCATCATCATTTAAATTGATATCAGTAACAGTAGAGGAGATATGTTGAACATTACGAGGAATGCAGACATGATCACGAAGATAATCAGCGAACATGATGGCATCAAAATGAAATGCATATGCCCGTGAAAGATCTAGATTAGCAAACTCTCTATTTTTATTAAAACTAATTGTATTGTTATGACACAGTGCTACTGCAGGCCAGTAAGAATCTGCAAAATAAGAATTAGGTAATTCTGGATATTTCCACTTAAGATATTGGAAAGCATTAATACCTAATTCTTGAAATATTTGTTTGTCTGGAGATGATGAACCGAAGGGATAATGAAAACCCTTGTCATCTTTTTTATAAAACTGATTAAATTTAATACTAAGTTTATATGTTCCATCACAATAACGAAATAGATCAGTAGGATCAATACCTGCTGAGTGTAACCAAAAGGTGAAATGTTCTAATGTACTTTCCCCGACACCAATTCTTGGAATGTCTGGACTTTCGATAACAGTAATTTTTTTATTAGGAAAGAATTGACTTAAAGATGATGCTGTCATCCACCCAGATGATCCGCCACCTACAATTACAATACTATCCGAACAATTCATAACAAGAGACTTTCATAACATTATACTATATATTTTCCGAAAATGCTATATAAAATTAATTACACATAATAGTTATGGAAAGTATTCATATAGATTTGTCAGAGCATGAGATGGATGTAGTTCTGAATGCATTAGAGATTGCGGTCGATAATGCTGACGAATATGACAGTGGTGAGTATGAGGAAGTATTGTTTGGCGTACAGCGAAAGCTTGACGAACAGTATGAGCTTGATGTAGAATAGTAGTTTACCATTAGTAAAAATGCCTTACACCGTCTATAGTAAGAAGAACTGTTCTTACTGTAACAATATCAAAAAAATTCTAACAGGATTGGGAGAGAGTTATATTGAGTTAACGTTAGATCGTAATTTCACCAAGGAGGACTTCATTAGGAAGTTTGGATATGGAGCATCGTTTCCAAGGATAATGGAAGGCGATCAATTATTAGGAGGAGCAAATGAAACTATTATGCATTTGCGTCAGAAGGGATTACTATGAAAGTAGGAGTTCAGATTGGAGAGAATAGCGAGATGATCTTTGATAGTTATGACAAGGCAATGGATTACATTGAACTTATCATACCAGAGGTAGAATCGTTAAATATAAGTACTGATGACATCAAGGTAAAGTATTATGGCTAAAAAATGGCATATCAGAGAAAAGAACTCTTCACGTTATGTTGAGGGTGATTGGATCTATTACATTCAGGATAACATCTGGGGTGGATTTGACAGAGCAAATTATTGGAGAACCAAAAAGGAAGCGGCAGCCTATCTTACTGACATTTTGAAGAGAGGTGAAGTTTATGGCGAATGAAGAATACTTTGACTTTGAGGAGGTGCTAGCCCGCATAAATAATCTCGAAGTAGTTGTATCAGGGTTATCTACTCCAGAGTTGAATTATAAACGACCTGGTAGTGAAGAGTATGAGAAACTTACTGATACATTAGATTATCTCCACAATAAGATAGCAGAACTAGAAACCAAATGTCATACACCATAGTATACAGTGATTATAATGGTCTCCCTGGTGGAGAAGGTAACTATGATTTTTTAAGTGGTGCTCAGGCACCAATACTACCTGCTGTAGATCTATTCAACAGTTTCAATTTTGAAATCAAGGCAACGACAGCAAACGTTGCTGCACCTCCAACACAGAAGACTGGTGCAGGAAAAGATGGTCGGACATATAGTAATTCAACAAACTATAGGACCAGAGGTTATAGGTATGGTTCTAGCACTGCTAAGCCTCAAGGAGCATATGGCGGTATTCATGTTGCACGTATTCCTACCGATGTGAGATGGGTAGATACCAATGGTCCTGATGGTGATGGTATTGCACAGAATGAGAAGGGCGATTGGTTTAATCGCGAAGTGCTATCTAAAGCAGATGGAAGAGGTGGCGGTGTTACTTTTGTAAAAAATCCAACAGCATCAGGTAATACTAATTTATCGTTTGTTACAAGCACAGAGGAAGTTACAGCAGCAGAATCATTTACTATTCCTGCTTGGAATAGTTTAAGTATTCAAGGTTCTTATAATGGTGGTGTGTTTTGTTATAATGAATTTGGATATATCGATGAGGATCCAAATACTTATGGAAATGCAGATTATACATCCCAAACATATGAGGTAAGTAATCTTTATGAATTACCTGAAAAGATTGATAACCTTTATAAGTTTATTCCTGACCAGCGAGAGACCACAACACTTACATTCACAGTTGAAGTAGATTGGAGAGTCTACATTAGTTATGGCATATATGCAGGATTCATTGATGCATCAAATCAGGCAAAGATTTTAGATAGAATGGGATATACTAGTGCTACTCAAACTGGTACTGATGTTCACATAATCACTCATGTTATTAATAATGATACTAGTAACTGGCCTAAGATCTTAGAAGACATACTAAGTAATAGACAAAGATCACAGGCAGAACAGAATGAGCGTCTCGGACAAACATTCCCCACTACTGACATTGAAGTTACGCTATCTCAGAAAATAGAGGCAGAATAATATGTCATTAAGAGCTGCTGGCAGGATCGGAGATGTTTATATAAACAGATGTAGCACACCAATGCAAGGTACAGGTGCTCCAACTGTTTTTATGGAACAACTTGCTAGTAGTAGAATTGGTGATAGGACTATTCCTTATCAGGAAATAGTTCCATGTCCAAAATGTTGTAAGACTTTTACAGCAACTGTTCTTTCTGGTTCTCCTAAGGTATTTGCTCAGGGTTTAGCAGTAGAGGCAATTGGTGATCTTGCATTAGGTATTACTGGATCATTTCCTTTACTTAAAGGTGCTCCGACAGTATTTGTAATATGAGAGTAATTCCATTTAGTAATCAAGTTAAATTTATTCCTAAAGACAGTAAGAGTGATCGGATAACTCCTGCTGCTTGGTTTACTGTAACTGAAACAGATATTGCTATTTCCGAATCTGGTTCTGGTGCCACAACTGCCAATATTGCGGATCCTAATAATTCTCCTGGGGGAGCTGCTGCTGCCGGTGGTAGTGGTGGATCTACTCTGGAAGATTTAATACCACTTATTAATAATGTAACGCCAAGGGAAGATACTTTTATTCAATTACTTGAACCAACAACAGTTCCATATGTATTAATAGCATCTGCTGGCACTAACTTAGCGGATCCAGCATTGCTGAGATATCAGTGGCAAGTGAAAGATTCTGGAACTAATACTTATGTTGATATTTCTGGTGCTAATTCTGTATCATATTCAGTTGCTGCTGGGTTGACTGTAGCAACTGATGATGGTGATTGCTATCGTTGTAAGATAACTCACCTTGGTACTGCAGTAAACTCTCCTCAGTATACATCCAAATATGAATTTGATATTCGCAGAACAATTACGATTACATCACAACCTGAATTATTATCATCTGCAGTGGCTGGTGATACACTTACTTTAACTATTGCGGCAACAATTAGCAGTGATGTAGTTAGTTTTCAGTGGCAACTGAAAGAAAATAATACTAATACTTTTATTAGTATTATTGGTGCTAATTCAGCAAGTTATACTACACCAGTATTAGACACCTATGAAGATAATGGGGATCAATATAGATGTATTCTAACTAATCCATTTGCAAACACTGTAACATCGTCTATTGTTACGCTGATTGTTGATGGTGCTGACTTCAGAGTTAATCCTCCCATTTATCGACTTGATGTTGATGGTGTTGGATATAATACAGAATTCTGGAGTTTAGAAAAAGATGGGGCATTAATTCTAGATCCATTAGAAAGTTCTGACTACACTATTACTTCATTGGATAGTAGGAGAACTAAATTTCTTTCTCATCTATGGGGTCAGGGAACATGTGCTGGTAAAGGTGGTTACACAAAAGCGGGTGTTCCTATTGCATCAACTGAAAGTGTTTCTATGATATTGAATGCCGGTGGAGGTGCTGCCGGATCCTCTGATAGTGGACGCTATGCTGAAGCAGGTGGTGGGTATGCTGGTATTTTTAATGGTACTTTCGATGAAACTACTATATCTCATACGAATGCTCTTGCTATCGCAGGTGGCGCTGGTGGTTCTAGTCTTAACACAACTTCTTCTTGTACTGGATCCCAATCATCAATATCATATCCTTATACTACTACTACTTCTTATCAGCAAGCATATGATTGTTCGACAACTGAGTATAGAAGTAATTACGGAAACATCTATCATCTTTTTGATTGGGCTGGTAATCGTACTTTATCTTTAACGCATAATGGAACCCCACTGCAGGCTCGTTTTGCCCTTGGTGGGCAATACCAGGCAAGAAGATATTATGTATTTTTTGCTCCAGGCCATTATATGTTGGATAATAATTATTCTTTGAGCATTTCTAGTAGTGGATGTACTGCTGGAAGCAACCCTAGATGTCCTGGGATGTATTATGTTATTAATATGAAATACTTCCACTTTTTCTCCGTTACTTTTTATAGATATGATATGAATGTTACTTCATTCACATCAAGGTTCACTTATTCGGCTACACAATCAAAAAGAACTCCAAGAACATGCTATAGAACTGCTTATACTAGCACTACTAACTATTATTCACATACACCAACTGCAGCAGTCTCTGGTGGGTCTGGAGGTGGTCTAACAGGAACTGATGGTGGTGATAGTTCACAATCAGTAATTTCTGCTACTGGAGGCGATGGCGGATCTCAGTCTGCGGGTGGGTCAGGAGGCACCACATCATCTGCTGGATCAACTAACGGATCTGATGGTTCTGCTCTGCGAGGTGGCGCTGGTGGTGGTAATAGCGGATCTTATGCTGCTGCCGGTGGCGGTGGCGGTGGTGGCGGTTACTATGGCGGCGGCGGTGGTGCTGGTGGTTATGATGGATATAATGGAAGTAGTAATCCTGGAAGAGGAACGCAATCAGGTGGCGGTGGTGCTGGTGGTTCAGGTTATATTGATGTCAGTGTAGTTGGAACTACAGGATCATTCGCCAATGAAACTAATACAAATAGAGGGACTGCAGGTGAAGAACAGCAAAATTCAAGAATTGTTATTAATGCGACATATATTGAAGTGACAGCAGAACCAGAATCTTCTATAGTTAATGAAGGAGATACAGTTACATTTACTGCAGGAGCAACAGTAGTAAATGGTGAAGGTGAGGTAGTAAGTTTTCAGTGGCAGAAAAAGACATCTGGTATTTGGAATGATATTTCTGGAGCAAATTCTGCTAATTATGTTACACCTTCATTAACTCTTGCAAATACTAATGAATCTTATCGTTGCGTTTTAAATAATGACTACTGTGCAGAAAAAATTAGTGAAGAAGCTGTTACTGTTGTAGCAGGAGCAGCAGAAACTAATTTTGTAATTACTAATACTGGTCAGACGAATATACCTATACCATCTGCTGCTTCTGAGTTTACATTTAAAATCTGGGGTGCTGGCGGTGCTGGCACTGGAGAAGGTTTCCCTGTTAGAGGTGGATCTGGTGGATTTGCAATGGGTACTATACTCATTCCTGAATCTAATACAAATAGTATTAATATATTTGTTGGTGCTACTGGTTTAGGTTCTCCTTCAGGTATGTCTGGATATGGTGCTGGTCGTGGTGGTCAAAGATCAGAAATGACATTTGGTTCAGATATTGTTTACGTTGGTGGTGGTGGCGGATCAGCACAAGCAGGTAATGGTGGATTTGGTGGTGGTGCTAATAGAAATGGTGGTGCTGGTGATGGCACATTTGCTCCTGGTAGTGGTGCTAGCACTGGAGGAGGTGGCAGTACTGGTGGTACTACAGGTCGTTCTGGTGGTGGAGCTGGTGGCGGTTTCCCTTACAACACTGGTAACCGTGGTGGTGGAGGAGGATCAGGATATTATGGTGGAGGCGGCGGTGGCGGCGGTAATGGCACCACAGGAAAATCTGGGGGTGGCGGCGGTGGATCAGGATATAAAACTGGAACCGGTATTACTAATTTTGTAACTGCTGATGGTTCTAGAGGATCTACTACTGCTCCATATTCAGATGATCCAGACTATCTTTCTGGTCGTGGAGGTGCTGGTCAGAATGGTCTTGGTGTGATTAATTTCCTCGTAGAAAACCAATTAGTCATGACTGGTCTTAGTAGTTCTAATACAACTGATCTCAGTACTTTATCTTCAACTTTAACTCTTACTGAAAATGTCCTTCTATCACCGCTTGATGGAGACTATGATGTAGTTATAAAATGTCGTGGAGGAAGTCCATCTGGAACAGGTGCATATGTTCAGGGAACAATTCACATGACTAGCGGAAATATTTACAAACTTTATTATGATGCTAACTATGCGGCAGTTTTCTTCGGAACTTCGGTAGATGGGAATAAGTGTATAATGCTTGGTGCTCAAGGTGGATTTCAGGGAAATGGTGTATATGGTGGAGTTGGTGCCGGTGGTAATGCTGGATATCCGTCTGGAAATTCTGGAAGCAATCTTAACGCTTCTGGTGGAGGTGGCGGTGGAACAACAACTGGATATAGATCAGGATCTGGTGGTGGCGGTGGATATGCGGGAGCTAGTGATGGATATACTGGATCTCCCGGAACTAATGGTGGGTTCTTCCAATCTGGCAGAAAAGGTCGTGGTGTTGATGGTAATGGTGGTAATGGTGGTATGGGATATTTTGGCGGCGGAGGCGGCGGCGGTGGTTGGGACTTAGAATATAATGCTGGTGGTGAATTTGGTGGCGGTGGCGGAGGAGGATCTTCATATTATGGAGGTCTTCCAAAACCTTCTATTAATTCTTATAGTCCAGCAGAAGTTGTTGTTAGTAATCCTTCTGCTGGTAATGAGGCAGGAGGAGTTCAACTTCAAATTATCAGTGTGACTGCTGCATAACTTGACAGATTTCGTTTATCTTGGTATACTACTTGAGTAGTCAATGATTGAGTAATGGCAAAAAGCCCAAAGTTCGGTTCAAATGAAAATATTGAGACCAAACCGAAAAGAACACGTCAGGGAACTGGTAAACATACTAAATATAGTGCAACCTCCAGTAATGGAAAGCGTAAACGTTATCGAGGACAAGGAAGATGAGCGAAGAAACACCAGCACCAAAGTCTTATGGTTATGTTGTAGGCAAAAGAGCCTCTGAGCAAGATCATCCAGATAAAGAAAAGTCTGATGAGTGAAATTGAAGAGCATATTAAAGAGTGGATTAGTAAAATTTCCGAGTTTAGACCAGAACTAAACAATTTTGCTATCTGCCCTTTCTCTTCAACAGCAACTTATAAGATTATTCAAGCACCTATTGACGATATCATGCCTTTAACTGGGTGTGATGTCGTCATTTTTGCTGTTGAAGACTATTTGGATGTCAATGCTATTCAAATGTGGTGTGAAATTTATAACACTATTTACCCTGAATACATTTTTTTAGAGGATTGCGCTTATTCTCATACCTTCATTAATGGTATTCAGACAAATAATGCGAAATATAACTTACTCTTATGTCAAAGTAAGGAAAAATTGCGAAAAAGTCGTAAAATACTAGCAGAATCGGGATATTACGAGCATTGGAATGATGCAATGATGAAAGAAATACTCGGAAAAGATTTTGATGTAGTAAACCACTATAAATAATTGAAAAAAACCATATCAAATGGCATTAAAAGCATCAAGATCCTATAAGGACTTGAGTTTCACATTTAAAACCAACCCTCTCAGGAAGGATTTAAACCTTTTGAAGGATGAAAATGCGATTAAGAGGTCACTCCTTAATCTTTTTTCTTACAGGAAGGGTGAAAAGTTTTTTAATGCTAGTTTTGGTAGTGGAATTCCTGAATTGTTATTCGATCCATTTGATTTTATTACTGCTGGATCAATAAAAACTGAGATAGAAAATTTAATTACTTTATATGAACCCAGAATTAATCTTATTGAGGTAGTTTTGGATTTGAATGAAGATCAATATGAGTATGATATTCAAGTAATTTATAGTATTCCTGATACAGATCCTCAAATCTTCACCACTTCGTTAACATTAACGTCATCATCAAAGATATAATCAATGGCATTCGCACAAGTTAGTTCCCTAGATTACGCTGATATCAAAGCCGCCTTGGTTGAATACCTGAGGCGAAATACTGATTTTACAGATTATGACTTTGAAGGATCAACACTGTCTTCTATTGTTGACCTCTTAGCATACAACACTTATTACACTGCCTTCAATACTACGATGGCAGTTAACGAGAGTTTTTTGGCATCTGCCTCTCTAAGAGACAATATTGTAAAAGTTGCTAAACAACTTGGATACAGTCCAAAGTCAACAACTTCAGCAACAGCATTTCTTAAATTAAAAGTTGATTTTAGTAGTGTTGCTGCAATTGACCAAAGATTGGTCCCATCATTCCTTACTCTCAAGAAGGGGAATTGTTTTGTTTCATCAAATCCTGAAAATAGAAACGAAACATATCAATTCTCGACATTAGAAGATATTGTATCTCCAGTAACGAATAATATTGCATATATTTCAAATGTTTCATCAGATCAGTTGCAGGTAACTGAAGGAATTTACTTAAAATTTAGTTATGCTGTAGATAATACAATTCCTAATCAAAAATTTATCATTCCTACTGCTAACGTGGACACTGAAAGTATTAAAGTAGCAGTAAGAGAAAATGCTGCTGCATCTAAAACTGAAGTTTTCACAAAAGTTGAGAATATCCTTGATGTAACAGCAGTTGATAAAGTATTTTTTGTTCAAGAGACTGATGATGCTAGATATGAATTAATTTTTGGCGATGATGTATTAGGTAAGAAAGTTACTGACGGACAGATCGTTGAAATTACATATATTGCGTCATCTGGTAAGTCAGCAAACAAATTAAAGAATTTCGTTTTTTCCGGGGAAATTTATGATGAAGATTTGAATCGAGTTTTAACCGGTATTACAACAACAGTTATAGTTGGTTCCGAAGGTGGTGATGATATTGAAGATAGTGAAGTAATCAGAAAAAATGCTCCTGCATTCTACTCCTCACAAAATAGAGCAGTAACACTAGAAGATTATAAGGTAATTACACAAAGACTTTACTCATCAATTGCTGATATTATTGTATATGGTGGTGAAAATGAAGAACCACCTGAGTATGGTCGTGTAAAAATTGCTATTAAACCAAAATATAGTGATATTTTAAGTAATTCTACTAAAAGAGATATTATTAGCAAGCTTAAGAAGTATACAGTTGCTTCTGTTACTCCAATTATTGTCGATCCGTCAATTGTTGATGTAGTTTTAAGAACTAAAATTTATTATAAGCAAACTGAGACTAATTTAACATCCGAGCAAATAAGAAATGTTGCTATTCAAAATTTAACGGAATATAGAAATACTAATAATATTAGTAAGTTTGGTGGGATTGTTAGAAAAAGTAAAATAACCACAGTTATTGATGCTTCAGAAAGTTCAATTGCAGGTAATGTTACTGAGTTTACATTAAGAAAGAAATTAATACCAGCACTTAATACTGTAGCCCAATATTTGTTGTGTTATGTAAATGAGTTCCAAACATCATGTGTTGGAAAAACCACTATCACAAGTTCCAAATTCAGGACTGTAAATTATCCAAATGACGATTCATACATGGAAAATACTGAGGATGGTGCAATTAGAATATATACTATTGATTCTGCTACTGCATCAAAGAAAATTCTAGTTGAAAATGCAGGAACTGTTGATTTTACTAATGGCAAAGTGAATATAAATTCAATTCAATTTATTAGCGGCAGTAATGAAGACAATGAAATCTTTATTAGTGCTACACCACTTAATGATGATGTGAGTGCGGTGAGAGAAGTATACTTAAATCTCTCAATAGAAGATAGCATTCTCCAGGTATTCCAAGAAACAGCATAAAATGAATTTTAACAAATTAACTATCTCAGACTTAGTAGATCAGCAACTACCAGAGTTTGTTGTCAACGAATTTCCTACATTTGTAAAATTCTTTGAGGAATACTATAAATCATTAGAATTATCTGGTGGTCTTCTTGATATCACCAATAATTTCCTTGATTATAAAAATATTGATAATTTAAGAAAATATAATCTTGTTACTACCTATAAATTACAGCAACTAATTTCTGATACTGATGAAAGCATTGTTTTAGACAGTCTTGATGGTCTTCCTTCTGAAAATGGATTGATCAGCATAGGTAATGAGATTATTCTTTATGAGACAGTTAATTTATCGTCTAGAACGCTCTTAAATTGTAAAAGAGGATATACAGCAACAACTAAGTTTGATGGCACTGCAACGACCGTAGAGAGCACTGTAGCAGCATCACACCGACCAGATGATACTGTCACAAATTTATCAAATCTTGTTCTATTTCTTATCTTAAGAAATTACGAACATCAATACCTTGCTGGGTTCCCATTCGAGAATATTTCTTCTAGTATTGATAAAGATACCTTACTTAGAAATATTAAAGATTTTTATAATTATAAGGGAACTGATATTTCCATTGAATTTTTATTCAGAGCTTTATTTGATGAAGAAATTACGGTAAAATACCCAAAAGATTATGTAATCAAAGCTTCTTATTCAGATTTTACTGTTGATGATATTATTAAAGTAGAGGCAATTGAAGGAGATCCATATGATCTTATTGGAAATGAATTAAAACAAACTGATGCTAGTGGAGTATTGACATCTAGTGCTGTAATTGATGAAATTTTAATTAACAATATTTCAAATTATGCTTCTGCCAATAAAAATGTTTATGAGTGTAGGTTAAACGTTCTCAATCAACAATTTTTTCAAATTCCTAGAGAAAGTATTCTGAGAGGAGTCTTATCGTCTACGGATTCTGTAATTACTGTTGATAGTACAATTGGATTTCCTCAGTTAAATGGAATTATCCAAATCGATGATGAAGTTATTACTTATCGATATAAAACGTTCAATCAATTTATTGATTGTGGAAGAGGTGTTTTTAATACTGTTGCTGTTAATCATGCAGATTTAAGTGATGTTAGAACTACCGAATTTCTTTTTGGTTATAGTGATGGTATAGAACTTGAATCAAATAAAGTATCCATGAGGTTACTTGGTGTTTCTTCTAGTGTAACTGTAGATGATGGTGGTGCTTATTTCGAGGAAGCTGAAAAAGTAGATCTATCACCTGATGGAGATATTGATTCTAGACCACAATTTACAACATGGATAAAAAATGAAGTTGGAACTCTCTCAAGTAGTTCTGATGTTCAGATAAACAATAATGTTGAAACTATTACCACTGAAATATCAAATATTTACAAAGATGATAATTATGTTTATCTTGTTTCTTCTGGACTTCCTGTTCATCCTATCGGATCGTTTATTGGAACCGGATTTAGAGTAAATAATCAAAATCTTTTAAAGTTAATTCCACTTTCAACTGAAAAAAATACTCAAACTCAATTTACTGGGAATAAAGCAGTTGGTTTGTTTATTAATGGCGTAGAAGCATTTAGTTCTCAGGATTATGAAGATATTTCATTCGGTAATATCGAAAGTGTTGAAATTATTCAAAAAGGATTTGGTTTCGAGAATGATATTCAACCCGTATTCAGAGTAGCGAATTCTACCGGCACAGGAGCTACATTTAATGCAAATATTATAGATGGAAAAGTATTTTCAGTATCAGTAGTAGATGGCGGAAATGGATATACTCAAAATCAACCATTAGAAGTTACATATGGATTTGATGCCACTGCAACAATTGCTGATGATACACATATCATCAATGGTTCTATTAGAACAATTACAGTAACTAATCCAGGTCAAGATTATGTTACCACACCTAATGTAGAAATTATTGATAGCACTGGTAAAGGAACAGGTGCTTACGCTATTGCTGAAATAACTAATAATCAGTTAACTGGTATTGTTGTTCTTAATGGAGGTGTTGATTACAGTGATAAAGATACTATCACTGTAAGGATTGTTTCTAAAGGTACTGGTGTTGTTGCCAATGCTGTAGTTAAAAAATGGTCTTTTGATAGAGTATTTAAGACAAAAAACTCTATTGACATAAATGGTAACTGGGCACCTGCACAAACAATTAAATCTGATACTGGTAACGGTTATCTATATCCAAGTAGAAATATTGCGTATAATCTTCAGTATGCATATCCATCAAATCCAAAAATCCTTAGACATTCACTATCTGATAATGTTCAGGGTGTAAATGCTAACTACGATGAAAAAACATCTGGATTTGTTCACTCTCCTATTTTAGGATGGGCGTATGATGGAAATCCAATTTATGGTCCTTATGGATATCTTACTCCAACCGTTCCTGCTAATGGTATTTCTAGACAAACCAGTTCTTATGTATTAAAAACTACTGCAGAAGCTACTAGACCTAACGTAGTAAAATATCCTTTAGGTTCTTTTGTCAATGACTATGAGTTCATTCAAGGATCTGGAAGTCTTGATGTCAATAATGGTCGTTTTTGCATCACTCCAGAATATCCCGATGGAAGATATTGTTACTTCATCACCGTGGATAGTTTTGGTGCTGGTGTTTATCCATATATTCTCGGAAAGACATATCATTCTGTTCCAGCAGAAAATAATTTCAATATTGAGTTTAATCAACAGAACGAAGATAATTTACCTAAAGATGCAAGAAGAATTAGAAGTTCTTCTACCCCAAGTAAAGGTTTTGATGCTATTTTATCAGTATCCAATGTAGAAAGAGGAACTATTGATAAATTTGTTGTTAATGAAAGTGAGAATGTATTCAAAGTATTAGATTCTTTATACATCGATAATAACGATACTGAAGGTTCTAGGGCATTTGGTAGAGTTGAATCAGTTAAAGGTGAAAATGTAACTACCGTATCATATCAAGTTGCTTCGGGATCTACTATTCCATCAACAAATGGAATTCCTGATGCCCCGTGGCCTTCTGAAATTAGTGCCCCTCAATATACAGACACCAAATATGATATAACTGTAGAAACTTCAACACCACATTTATTATCTGATGATGATATTGTTACACTAGCATTAGATAGACAAGCAGTATCAGTAACAAAAACTTTTAAAGTAAGAGTATCTAATTATCAGACAGTACATTACACACCTCCTGTTGTTGAAAGTTTCTTAGTTGTTGATGTTGCTTTCAACCAAACAACTATTAACGTAGATAACTCTGATGATTATAGAGAAAATGATTATTTGAAAGTTAATGATGAAATTTTAAAAATTGTATCTATTGATTACAATTCAGATCAAATTACCGTCGAAAGGACTCAATTTGGATCTCCATTAAGATTACATGCAGCTACTAATAAAGTAGAACTTTACATACCTGATGATCAACCAGATTATAGATTAACTGAGGGGTCGGCAATCACAAGTAGTGGTGTTTCAGGAACAATTTATAATATTGATAAGGAAAATTCTTTTATTGAAGTGAGAGTTGGTTCAGGCACGCTTACAAATTCAAGTGTTCTTACAGATACATCTTCACCAACAGGAAGAACTATTAATGTGAGTAGTGTAACTAATACTGAGATTTATTGGGAATTTGATCCTACTGGAACTGGTAATCATTATGTTCGCGATTTATCTTTTAGATTAATTAGGGGAACTCAATATATTTTTGATACTAGCGATGGAAGTATTTTTGGGAATAGTTTAATTTTCTCCGAAGATTCAGCAAATATCAATACTGTCACAGGTGTAACATCTGTTGGAACTCCAGGCACTTCTGGATCATCAGTAACTATCACAAAAGATGCATTGCTGAACTTTGATGTTTCTAGAATATATTATTATGAGCAAAACGGTCAAATCCTCAATAATAAAACATTTTTCCCAGTCCTCACATTTCCTGATGGCGTCAAAACAATCAAAGTTGTTAATGACAATAGTTTTAAGTTCACTATTCCCATTCAACCTGAAGAGACTACTTATACAAATTTAGTTTCATATACTACAACTTCAGGAACTAGTATTGGTGCAATTAATACTGTTGCGGTAGTTGATGGTGGCGAAGGATATAAAAAACTTCCAAATATTTCTGGAATTATCCATACTGAATTAGATGCAGCAAAATTGTCATATTCAATTACTGGTGGTTCATTTGATGATACATTCAGTGTTTTAAATCCAGGAAATAGATATTCAAGTAATACAAAAATTATTGTCAATACTCTCACTGGTAGTGGAGCAGTTTTAACACCAACAATTGTTGGGGGCAAAATACTTTCGGTAAAGGTTACTGTTGCTGGTAAAGGATATGATGAAAATGATACTATTTCAATAATTGATACTGGTGCCAAAATTTTCCCAATCAGTGATAGTATTGGCAGAATTAAAACTATTAGATTTAATAATAGTGGAAGTCAGTTTAATCCTGATAGAACATTCTCTAAATCTTTAGTATTCAAACAAAAAGTAATTATTACTGGTATTACTGGCGGTGTTTATAAACTTTCAGAAAATGTAACATCTTCAGGTGGATTATCCGCTAAGATTGAAAAAATAAGAGAAATTGGTGTTGATATTTACTTACTTGATTTAAAAATTAACTCAGGAACTCCTAAAGTAGGTGATACACTTACTGGTTCTGTTTTACAGGTAACTTCTACAATTTACTCGGTGACAAATCCAGATATTATTGGAAATATTTCTGGATTTATTTCAAAAGTTGGTTTCTTTGATTCTGATTTAGGTAAAATTAGTGCTTCATCACAAAAAATTACTGATAGTTATTATTACCAAGATTTCTCCTATGTTATTAGAAGCACAAAATCTCTAAGTGATTATAAAAAATATGTTGATGAAACAACACATCCACTTGGATTTAAATTATTTGGTGAAGTATCTGTAGAGAATGATGTTGACTTTGATGATACTGTAACAGGAAACCCATTCAGTATCGGTCTTGCTGACGATCATTCTGCCAATGAAGTTATTATTACATTACCTAATGTAAATGTAGAATCAGATATTGTTTTCAAAAAATATGAAATTTCTAGACTTAATACAGCTAATTTAAAAGCCTATCGTGGTATAGGAGCTGCTCGTCTTAATTTCTTGGATAATCAAATTGAAGCAGTGCAAATGGCAGATCTTTCTGCAGATCTTGATGCTAGCACTCAAACATATACCTTGACGACACAGGATGGTAATTTCCCATTAGATACTTTTAATACATCCATACTTCTTTCATTGAATGATGTATTCCAAGAACCATTCCAAACATCTACTGTAAGTGGAATTAGTTACTCTGGTGGAATTGCAACTATTACTACTGCTACAGATCATAATTTAGCAACTACATCAGTAGGTCAAACATATCCAAATCAGAAATATATTCATATCTCTGGTGTAACCAATACTGGCAATTTAAATTTTAATGATCAATTTGAAGTATATGATGTACCATCAACAACGTCAATTAGAGTTCTTTTTGATAATCCAAACGGTTATTTGACAAATAATGATCCTGCAGTTTGTGCTGATGTTCAAAGTACTATTGAGAGTCTAGTTGGAATTTTAACGTATTATTTAAATAATCCATCTGATGCACTTCCTACAAATAACACAGGTATTTGGTTGGATGAAGATCAGTCAACTGTTGTTAGTGCCAATAGACATAGAGATGGTGCTGATTTAATTGATCTCAATAGATTTGAAATTATTGATAGAGCTAATGCAGAAATTTCTTTAGAGTATCCTGATTTCTACTATCCAAACGATACTCAGACCACCGGATATAGCAGACAGAAAGATGCTTATAGATTAATTCAGCAAAACCGTAAAGAATTGATCGACAGAGGTGCTGCTGAAATTGCAGTTCAATATCCTGATTTTGTATATCCTTTAGATCCTGCTACTGCAAGTGATTATCGTTTCAAGGATGCTTACAGACTTATTCAGCAAAATAGAACTGAGATCATTGATAATGCTTGGACAACTATGCAGGGTGGATCAAATCCTGCAGATGCTGCTGTAGAAACTAAGTGTAAACGTGATATCGGATTGTTTATTGATTATACTTCACTTGACCTGGTTAATGGTGGTAACGAGTATGCACGTAAATTCGCGTTACAGTATTTTGACGGTGCTGGAAATCCTCTTACGAATGGATTACTTGGTGAGGAGTTAGCATCAGTTGATGGATTTACTGCTGCTAAGGATAATATGATCCTTGCATTTACCAATCAACTTACAATTACTGATACTACGATCACTGCAGATCCTGCTGGTGCTCCTTTATGTGCTAACGTAACATCTGCTATTACAGTTCTTGCTGGTATTGTAAATGATGCTATCACAGCAGGATCTACTGCTGGTCTTCCAACAGAAACTATCGGTGCTGATACTACTGGCGAAGCAAAATGTAAGCGCGATCTTGGATTGTTTATTGATGCCGTATCACTAGATGTTCATACTGGTGGTAATGTATATGCTATTAAATTCCTCAAAAAATATTTTAATGCTCAAGGAACATCATTTATCTCAAATGGTCTTTCCGGTGAAATTCTAGAATCTAATACTGCATTCAATAAAGTAAGAGATTTGATGAAGCAAGCAATTGTAAATCAACTTCTCGTTAAGGATCTTACTATTACTGCTGGTAATGCTAGTTACTGGGGGAATGCAGTTGGAACACCGACAAATGTAACCTATGATGCTAATACTGGCGTCTCAGTTATCACGATTGCTAATCATGGATTATCTAATGGTGAAGATGTTAAGATCAGAGATAATGGTTTGACATTTACCTGTGAAATGGATGGGAACGTTAAAGAAAAATCTTATCCAAGACTTCTTGATGGCAATTCAAATACAGCAATGTCTGTTTCTAATGTTACTACAGATACATTTGAAATCAATGTTGGCACTTCACCTATTGTAAATTTCAATGTTAGTGATGCTACTTACACTCCTTCTACGGGAGATGTTGAGATTAACATTGGCACTCACTCATTACGTGCAGGAACATCCATTAAACTTGCTGACGAAGCACTTACATTCACCTGTGATTTTGACAACAATCAAACTCAGCATAGTTACCCCAAGACTGCTATCTTAAGTGAAACTGTTACAGATGCCTCTTATGATCCAGTACTTGGTGTTCTTACTGTTACTGTTAAAAATCATGGATGGGAAAACGGAGATCTTATTAAATTTGATGATGACTCTCTAGTCTTTACTTGTGGAATGGATGGAAATGCTACTAACCACCCATACCCTCGTTCTACTGATCCATTCAGTGGTAAGTGGATACCCATTTACGCTGTAACAGGAAATACTTTTAGGGTTGCGGTAGGAGTTTCAACTAATACTTCTACACATACATTTGTTAGTGCAGTCGAAGACGGATTGAAGAAGAAAAAAGATAAGACATACGATACTGCTGTAAATATTGTCACAGTCACAGCAGATACAATTACCATTAACGTAGGTAGTTCAACGGATACATCAGCACATACATTTATTTCTGCTGTTCCGAATGCTGTTATTTCTGGTGCTGATTATCAGCATACATTCATAAGAGCAGTAACCGATGCCATTGTAAGACCTGTGGTCAATTCTCCTGTTTCAAATAACAGTAATGGTGCATGTGCTGACATTAAATCAAATATTAATGATCTTGTCGAAATCGTAACACTATACTTAACACAAGGATCGTTAACTTTCCCAAATGCTCTACCAGCACAATCCATAAGAGTTCCTTCTGCTGGCGAAGCAAAATGCAAGAGGGATTTAAGTTTAATTGTTGATGCTGTTATTGGTGATATGAGAACAGGTGGTAATTCCAACATTAGAAGTTCTACTGAAAAATATTTGGATGGAGCTGCTTTATTAAGTAATGGTCTTGCGGGTGAAATAAATGAATCTATCACTGCTTTCAATAAGGCAAGGGATCTGATGAAACTTGCTATCGCTAACCAACTTTATATTCAAGATTTAACTATCTTACCTGATTTCCTTACTACTTCAGGAACTATTGAGGCATCGAGTCTCACTAATTCTATTTTCACCGAAGGTCAGTTTGAATATTCTAATGCGATACTTAAACTATATGAAACTGTGGCAGAAGGAACTGTATTCCATAGTACTTTCTTCAAATTTGTTTCCGCTGGAGATGATAATCGATATTCATATAAAGTAAAAAATATCTTGTTTGATGGTGTTAGCAAGAACTACCCTCTATATAAAATTAATGGCACTAATGTCACTACGGAGGCAGATGAAAATCTATTAGTGTTTATTGATGGTGTTCTTCAACTTCATGGAGAATCTTATACCATTGATAGAAGTGTAAATCCCAATGTAATTAAATTTACTGATGTAATAGAAAAAGACAGACACTTCTTCTCGTATACATTCAGTAAGTATAAAGTCTTAAACAATTTTGCAGACAAATTTAATTCTAGTGCAAAATCATTTGAATTTGCGTTTGGAGAGGACAACATTCTTCCTCCAGATGATCATCAAATGTTGGTGATGCTTGATGGTATTCCTCAAGTAGAAGGATCTTCATACACTATTGTTGATAACGTAATTACATTTACTGAAGCACCTACTACAGGGAAAAGATGTTTTGTATTATATTTCTATGGAAAAGTCTTCGATAAAACTATTTCAATTTGGAATGGTGAAGTATTTGAAAACTTAGAATATATTGGTCAGAACAGTCCTGAAGGATGTCAATATTTAAGTAAGGTTGCGAATACCGGAGATATTATTAAATCTGGGGATAAGATCAGAATTGATGGTGAATCAGTCAAAGAAATTATTAGAGTTGAAGAAAGAGCACTTAAGAATACTGACAACTTAGTTTACACCGCATTAGTATACACCGATAATTCATATATTCGCGGTAAGAATGCTGTTGCTAATGCTGTAATAGATCCTAGTGCTACTATGGTTTCGGGTGGTAATCCAGTTGGCATTGATGGAACTGTGGGTGTTGAATTTACTATGGGAATTCCTACAGTATTTGCTCCAGGACCAATCACTAGCATCAACATAACAAATCCTGGTCTTGAGTATGATGTAGCTCCTATCGTTTTATTCAAAACAGAATGTGATAATCCAGGAACTGGTGCAGAAGCTATCGCTCAAATTACTAATGGTAAAGTAACTAATGTCATTATCACAAATGGTGGTTCTGGATATACAGCAGCACCTGAATTGATTTTTGCTAAAAAGTATGAGATCATTAGACCTCATACACCATTGTTTATGAGAAATAACACAATCGTTGATATTTCTTTGGCAAATGCATTGTTACCTGGATTTAATGTCGCAAATGAATCTGAACTAGAAGATATCATTCCTTTAGTTTCAACTCAACTTACTACTTCACGCACTAATGTACTTGAAGTTGAAAATAAAACTAACCGAGATACATCACGTCCTGGACTTTCTTATGTTCTTGAGACATTTGATAATAACAAATTCTCGTATGAACCTCAAGAACTTAATGATCCATTGGCATCTTACCTTGGTACTGGTGTTACTATTGAAATGATTAATAGATATGCTCCTGCTCTTACAGTTGGTGACTTTACTACTCACAGAGGGGCTACACAAGGAGCGACTGAACCAAATATTATTAACATTGGACCAGAAGCATATGTGGCATATGGTCTTACATTAAATGGTAATATCAATGATACTGTCACTACAATTACAGTTACTGGCGATGTTTCCAACTTCCCTCCAGCGGGATATTTGGAGTTTGGGGATGAGATCGTTCAATATACTTCAATTTCAGGACAAGATTTTATTGTTGTCCGAGGAGTAAATGGAACTACAGCAACATCACATACAGATACAGATTATTTGAGACTCGCTTGGCGAGGGTGATAAATATAAATAACACAAGGAAAACCGTAAACATTAACATTTATAGAAATGCCAGCACTTATTTCTGAACAATTTAGAATTCATAATGCCCAACAGTTTGAAGAAGCATTTTCCGAGGCAGCACCCACGAACATGTATTTCTTCATGGGTAGACCCCAAGACTGGGATACCGCTGCTGTAGCTGGTGCGACTTCATATGTCGGTCAAGCTTCAGGTAGTCAGCACAGTGGATCTTATCTCGCAGCTCCTGATGAGAACAATCCACCAACACCCATCGATAGTTTCAATTACGAAAAAGAAATTTTTGATGATATGATTTCTCTTAAGAGAATTCAATCGTCAGATGTTAGATTAGTTGTCAATAGATACAACTGGACTTCAGGAACGACATATTCAATGTATCGTTCTAACTACAGCGCAGACTTCAAGGCAAACTCTGCCGGAGAAAATGCACCACATATTTACTCAGCAAAATATTATGTTGTAAGTGACTATAAGGTTTACAAGTGTATCTACAATGGATCATCACCTGCTAACCCTAATGGTATTGCTTCTACTGTTGCCCCTAGTGGAACTGGAACTACTATCTTCACAACTGCTGATACTTACAAGTGGAAATTTCTCTACAGCATCGGAACTGATGATGTAATTAAATTCTTCACAACTTCCTATGCCCCCGTCCCCGCTAACTGGGGCGTCGGAGCCGCTGGAGACCCCGCTAATGGTGTTGATGTTAAAGCAGCTGCTGTAGACGGTGCTATCGACACTGTAGTGATTAATACTGGTGGCACAGGATATACTGATAATGCTTTGACCGGATATACTAACGTCCCCATCCGTGGAGACTGGGCGCAAAACGGAGGTGTTCAAGCACTTGCGACAGTCAAAGTTAGTAGCGGTGCTGTTAGTGAAGTAACAATCACTACTCCCGGATCTGGTTATACTTATGGTTACATTAATGTAAACTCAACTGAAATCTCTGGTATCGGTGCTCCTGGAGTAACAGCAGTCCTGGAAGTTATCATTCCTCCTGCTGGTGGTCATGGATATAACATTTATAAAGAACTTGGCACTAAGCGTGTCATGGTGAACTCTAGAGTTCAATATGATGAGAACCTTGAGTTCCCTGTTGATACTGATTTCAGAAGAATTGGTGTCCTTCGCAATCCTGAAGAATCTGGCGGCGGTGTTGCTGCTGGTTCTACCTATAATGGTTTGACTGCTATCAAGTTCCCTTCTGCAACAGTTGCTTCATTCAATGTTGATGAGACTGTTACACAAACTACAACTGGTGCCTCAGGTAAAGTTGTTTCTTGGGATTCTAGCACTAAAATCCTTAAAATTTATCAGAGCAGCTATGAGCACATTGCTACTGGCAATCAGGGTGGAGATTTAACTCCTTTCTCTGGTTCAAATGCAATCACTGGAGCACTTTCTTCATCTGTTGAAACTCCAGATACTACTTATAGTTTGACTACTTCAAATCTGACTTTTGCTAATGGTTATTCACCATCAGAAATTAAAAGATATACTGGTGACATCATTTATGTTGAGAACAGAAGAACTGTTTCTCGTTCCATTGATCAAATTGAAGATGTCAAATTGGTCGTAGAATTCTAATATATACCATATAAGATCAAAACAACATTCTAGTCTAGTAATATGCCCCAGAGTACTAATCTAAACAAAGCTCCATACTTTGATGATTTTGATCCGAATAGTAACTTTTATAGAGTTCTTTTCAGACCTGGATACTCAATTCAATCTAGGGAGTTAACAACTCTACAATCTATTCTACAAAGTCAAGTTGAGAGCCTTGCTAAAGCAAACTTTAGGCAGGGATCTGTTGTTGTTCCTGGGGAAGTTATTGTAGATAAACAGTATAGTTATGTGAAGGTAAGTTCCTTCACAAATAATTTACAAATTACCGATTATATCGGTAAGAAAATGACGGGTAATATCTCTGGTGTAGTTGCTACGGTATTAAATGCCACTGCTTCTACCTCTACAGATTCACCTACTTTATTTGTTAAATACGAAACTGGTGGTAATACTAATACAGCACTTACATTTAGTGAAGGTGAAACAATTACAGCAAACACTCCAGGATCTCCAACCGCAATTGTTGGTATTACTGGAAATGTGAAACCTACTGAAAGTAGTGCCATGGGATATGGTTCTGCTGTTTCGGTTAGAGAAGGTATCTATTTCATCAATGGATCTTTGGTGAAAAATGAAAACGCAACTTTACTTCTAGATAAGTATGGTAATAGTCCTACTTATAAAGTAGGTTTTATTGTATCAGAGCAACTTATTACGCCAGAGGAAGATTTCTCTCTGCTTGATAATGCTCAGGGTTATTCTAACTATGCTGCTCCTGGAGCTCACAGACTTAAGTTATCTGTAACGTTAGTAACAAGACCTATTAACTTAGAAGCACAAAAAGATTTTGTAGAGTTACTTCAAGTAAGAAATGGAAATGTTGATGCTACTGTAGATCTCGTTTCCCCTAATAGTCTTATTGAAGATATTCTTGCTAGAAGAACATTTGATGAGTCTGGTGATTATGTCGTCAAAGAGTTTCTATTAAACTTTAAGGAAAGTTTAGCAACTGCAGATAATAATGGTGTATACTCTGCAACTCAAGGTGGATCTGAAGATAAATTTGTAGCAGTCATTGAACCCGGAAAGGCATATATAAAGGGTTATGAAATTGAAACTACATCAGTAAGATATGTTGAGATTGATAAAGCAAGAACAACTGAAACACAAGAAAATAATTCATTAAGTCCCGGTGAAGGATCCAACTTCACAGTAACTAATCTTTTATCATTCCCTGATGTTGAAAGTAAGTCCCAGTCATTAACTGGTACTGGATTACTTAGCACCAACGCATATCAGGAACTGAAATTGTATGATAAGTACAATGATATTGTATTCGGTCAGTCTACTGCTAATCTAGATGGCACTGCACCAGAAGCAGAAAATTTCTGGATGGTTACAATCGAGACTTTATCTGCTACAGATCAAGTTGCATTAAATACTAACTATAGCAATGGCGCTCTTTCAGGTCAAGTCAGATATTATCAATTAAATGCATCTTTAACCGAAGCAGTTGCTATTCTTACGAAAGCATCGTCAGTTGGATTTGATATTGGTGATAATATCACCATGGGTGCTGTTTCAGGAACATTGAAAACAGCAGAAAGACTTACGACACCTTATATTGGTGTTGGTAAGACTAAATCAGTTAAATTTCTTACAGGAACTTCAGCAGCAGGAGTCTATAATAAAACATCACTTTACAAACTTGGTTTGTTTGGTGTAGAATATTTTACTAAAATTTTATGTCGTAATCCACTGAATTTCTCAGTGGGTAAATTTATTACCGGACAGTCAAGTGGTGCCAGAGGTATTGTAGAGCAATTACTCACTGATACAAATGAATTAATTCTATCCAGAGTTTCCGGTAATTTTACTGATGCAGAAACTTTACTTTCAGAACAGGATGGAACTACAACACCATATAATTTTGTAGAACCAAAAGGTTCTTTAGCGTCACTTAAAGTAGCATCTTTTGGTGCAACATATGCAGCAAATACAGACATCACTGCAATCAATGTTAATGGTGTAAATAAACTTACTGAAATTGGTGCTTCAAATATTACTATTTTAAGTAATGAAATTAGATCTATTGCGATCACAGATGCTGCGAGAGCAGCACTAGGAACATTTACAACTGCTCCCACTATAGAAATTGTTGATCCAACTGGTAGTGGATGTGTTGTTGTTGCAGATTTAAATGATAGCACTATTGTAAATTATGATTCATCTTTTGTGAAGAGTTTCTTTAATGCTACGACAGGAAATAATTTTGCCGGTGATATTTACAGTAATGACTTGTCTTTCTATATTGATAATGGAGCTACATTCAGTGGCACTGAAGGAGACTATTTTATTACTGCAGATAATCTTGGTTCCAGACCAGATGTAGATCTAGTAAAAGGAGATGTTATTGCTGTTGTTGATAATGCTGGTGTTACCAGAAAATACTTGACAAAATATTCAGTGCCTGATGGTAGTTCAGGTTCTGCTAAAATCTTTATCTATGGCGCTGTTCTTTCAGCATTCGCAACTAAGAAAATTTCTAGAATTCGTTCAAAACTTTCTGGTGCTGAATCAAATACTTTATTATATCCACTGCCAAATAAGCATGTAAAAACAATGGTGTTGGACGCCAATAACACCAACATTGATTATACAGTACAACAAGAATTCTTAGGAAATCTTGATAATAGTGGTTCTATTAGTATTAGTGTGGGAACAAACGAACAGTTCCTAGGATATACATCAGAAAATTACGTGATGTCAAACCCAAATACGGGTGAATTACTTGATCTCAGTAATAATGATCCCAGTAACCCTACAGTATCTTTGGGCAATAGTGCTCAGAGTATCACACTTGATCTTGGTGCCACATTTGCTGACATTCCATTCAAGTTAATTGCTCCTATAAGAAAGGCAGATACTTCTCCCAAGACTAAAATTCTCGTTGAAAATCAAGAATACAATGTATCTACAGGATTTTCAGATCCATCAATTCCCATTCAATATGCTGATGGATTGAAATTAAAAGCAATTTATATGTCTGCTACTGCTGCAGATGCTACTAATAACGATGTTCAAGTCACTGATCGCTTCAATTTCGATGGCGGTCAAAGAGATACGCATTATGATCTTGCTCGTATTACACTAAAACCAGGAGCAATTGCACCTACCAGTAAACTTCTTGTGGTATTTGATTACTTCAAACATATTGGTGGTGTTAATACTGGTGATTATTTTACAGTAGACTCATACACTAATATTACTTACAGTGATATTCCATATTACAATTCAAGTGTTTATGGAAGAATTTCACTTAGAGACACAGTTGATTTTAGACCTAGAGTTTCTGACTATGATGGTCTAGACACAGCTACGGTTCTTCCTGGATATAGTGATAAAGTAACTGTAAATGCTCTTAAGTTTACTGGAACCGGATCTTCACCATCCACACTTCCTATTTCAGGAACATCTTTTGATTCTGGATATGAATTCTATCTGAATAGAATTGATTCTGTTTATATTAGTAAGAGTGGTGGTTTTGTTGTTTCAAAAGGAACTCCGGCACTAAACCCACAGACACCTCAAGAAATTTCTGATGGTATTCTTTTATACCACTTAAACATCCCTGCCTATACCTACAGTCTTTCTGACATCACTTCTAAAAGTTTCGATAACCGTCGCTATACGATGCGTGATATCGGTAAACTTGAGAAGAGAGTTGAGAAACTTGAATACTATACAGTATTAAGTCTCCTGGAACAGGATACATTCAACACTCAAGTCAGAGATGAGTTTGGTAATGACAGATTTAAGAATGGTATTCTTGTAGATAACTTTGAAGGTCATGGAATTGGCAATACAGCATCAACAGATTACAAATGTGCTGTTGACACTCAACTAGGAATTTTAAGACCTAGTTATGCTGCCTCTCAAACAAGTCTTATTGAAAAGGATTTAAATGACGCTCAAAGGACTGCTAGTGGGTATGTAAGAAAAGGTGAGCTTATTATGCTACCTTATACTGAGATAACAACAGTAGAAAATTTAGCTGCCACTAAAACTATTACAGTCAATCCAAATAAATCAGCAAAGTTTGCTGGTGTGATGACATTAGAACCCAATATCGATGAGTGGAAAGATACTTATACGGCACCTGAGTTAATTGTAAATGAGAACTCAGTTTTTGATAATATCAAAAATAACAATTCCGAATTGTGGGGAAGTCTTTGGAATGAGTGGCAGATCTCATGGACTGGAACGCCAACATATGTTCTGAATAACTCTACTAACTTTACTGGTTCTTCTAATCAATTTGCTTCTGTACCTGATGTTGCTATCGCTAGTAAGACTAGAACGAGATCCAGAAATGGTACATTAAATAGAGTTTCACCTTATGGATCTGCTGCATTAGACAGAGGTCAAAGATCTTTAGCAACTCCTTACAATCCTTATATCAGAACTAAGAAAGTTCAATTTGTTGTTAGCGGTTTAGAACCAAATACTAAGTTGTATGCTTTCTTTGATGGCATCTCAGTTTCTTCATGGGTAAATCCAGATGATGTGACTAACATCACAACACCATTTACTGGCATTGCTGGATATGCTGAAAAAGGTTTCGGTGAAGATATCGTTACTGATGATAATGGAAGCATCAGTGGTATTTTCTTAGTTCCTAATGGATATGCTCCAACCAAAACTAAGAAGACAATTGATTTACAAACTTCTCCTGGAACATTCTACGATAACACAAGTTCTAAGAAATCATTTGTTGTTGGTAGTAAATCATTTAGATTAACTTCAAGTGCTACAAATAGTGGTTCCAATGCAGATGTTGCTACTTTTGCAGAAACATCATATAATGTAACTGGATTACCTGAAACATTCACAACTTCTATCCAATCAACTAGAGTACCTTATATCAGCAGAAGGTCAACTTCAAATTCTGATACAGTTCAGTATGTTGGTAGTTCACTAGTTAATATCAATCAGTCTGGATTACTAGATCCTCTTGCTCAGACATTTAAAGTTTCTGCTTTTGAAGAAGGATTATTCCTTTCTAGTATTGATCTTTACTTTGGCAATAAAGCGACTCCAACTGGAGAAGACACTAATAGACCAGTGAGTGTATACCTAACAGAAACCAATGGCGGTGTTCCTACGAGAACAGTTTTACCATTTAGTGAATGCACTATGGATTCTGACACTAGACTTAGAATTAAAATGAGTGTTGATGTTCCTTCTGGTGTTACACTGCTTGCTGGAGAAACAATTACTGGAAAAACTTCTGGTGCCGTAGGAACAATTAAAACTAATTTAACTACCACAACAGCAAATGCTAGATATAACTTAATTCTTTCAAACCATAATGGAATCGAATTCCTTGCTGGTGAAGAATTTACTGTCAATAGATCTCCTGCTATCACTATCACTACATTTAATGTAGATGATGATTCTGGTGTAGTTGAAAAAATTAAAGTTACTAGTTTTGGTTCTCAATACGATGATTCGACTACAACAGTCAATATCACTGGCGATATCGGCGGATCATTCGGTTCTTCTGCTAGTGCGTCAGCTAAAATTTACAATGGCAAAGTTTATGAGGTTAATCTAACTAATAAAGGATCTGGTTATTACACTGCACCTACAGTAATTATTAATGGTGGTGACAGTTTAGCATCTGCTACAGCGGTATTTAAAGTGACAAATCCAGCTGTTAAAATGGGAATTTCATCTTCAACTGATGCTTCTAATAAAACTAAGTTTAATTTTAGGTCACCTGTTTATCTGCAAAATGATGCAGTGTATGCTTTAGTCGTAACTACCTCATCTAAAGATTATACTTTATACAGTTCGGTAGTAGGTGATACGCTTTTAAATAGTGGTATCGCTGCAGCAGCTCAACCAAATGTAGGATCGCTGTATAAGTCACAGAATTCTTCAGCGTGGGTTGAAGATAAATTACAAGATCTTAAGTTTGTTGCTAACAGATGTGTATTTAATACTGCAGGAACAGGAAATATTGAATTAGTGAATGATGATTTAGATGTCGTAGAACTTCCTGACAATGCTATTTCTGTCGATAATACTCTAGGAACCTCAGCACTATTTGGTTCTAATCAAAAAATTCTTCGTGTCAATCAACCCAATCATGGTATGAAAGAAGGTGATCTTGTCATAATTGATAATGCTGTTGGTGCTGGTGCAGAAAATGGTATTTTCGGAGTTCCTGTAACATTAATCAATGGTTTGCATTCGGTTAGTAATGTTGGTATTGATGAGTATTGCATTTTTATTGATACTACTCTTTGGAATGCTGCTAATGTCGCTATGACTGGAAGTGGTTCTGGGGGTGGAAATGCAATGACAGCAACCACCAATAAGTTGTATCAAATCGTTTCTCCTCAAGTTGCTCTTCTAACTTTCCCGTCATCTACAGTTTCTCAGAATATTAAAACTGTCTATGGCAAACCAGTTGATTCAACTACAACTAATGAATATAAAATTTCTCCTACCTACTTTATTACTTCCAATGACAATTATTACTTTGAAGAAAGTAGAGTAATTGCTTCGGCAGTCAATGAAGTATACAGAGGTCAATCATCTTTAATGAATGGAGAAAGATCTGTAACTCAAACTATTTCGCTTCAAACATCAAAAGATAATATCTCACCTGTGCTTGATGCCAACAGATGCAATTTGATCACTGTTTCTTCTAGAATGGATAATCCAACTGGTAAAGAAGATAGATTTGGTACTGTCTCTCAAACTTTAATCGTAGATGTAAATTCCGACTATACAGTAACAACTGTTAGTCCTGATGTAGTTTCAACAGGAGTCTTTACTTATTCAAATTCTAGTGGTGGTGATTTTATCAATACCATTGATACTTCTAGTAGACTAGTACAAACAGCTTCTGGTGCGTCAGGTCAAATTGTTGATGTTGATTTAGCAAATAGCACATTAAAATTAATTGATATTACCGGCACTTTTGTTGCAGGCAATCCTGTTACTCAGAGTGCAGTAACCGCAACATTATCTACTACCACACTTAAATCTGGTATTGTTATTGGTTGGGATTCGGGAACTGGATCACTGAAAGTTAAAGTTACTACTGAGGATTTATTCGTATCTGGTGACATTATTGATGATAGTAATACAGGAACATCTCCACAAACGAGCAGAGTTATTAATTCAATCACGGGATCTAATGGGTTCTTATTTGTGGGTGAAGATTCATTCAACAGTTCTTCATCTTCTAAGTATCTCACTAAAGAGGTAACATTAGAAACTCCAGGAACATCTCTTGATTGTAAGATTACTGCAAATATGTTTGATAATAAAAATATCAAAGTCTTCTATAAAGTAAGACCTGATGGCAGTTCTGATGATTTCAAGAATATCTCATGGGAAGCCTTCAATGGCACAGGATACTCAGACAATACGAATACTGTAATTCCAAGTAATCTTAAATCTTTCTCTCCATCGGTAGAAGATTTAGGTTCATATCTGGAATATGCTTATAGCGTAGATAATCTGAAACCATTCTCATCATTCGCAATTAAAATTGTGTTTGTTGGAAATGATCCATCACTTGCTCCAAGAATTGAAGACATTCGTGCTATCGCTCACTCATAATGGATAAGGTCAAAGTAGAAGGTCACAGCAACTTATATCGTGATACACAAAGTGGTGCTGTAATCAATTCCAATCGTTCGGAATATGAAAAATATATGAAAGCCAAGCAAAATAGAACTGGCATGAGAAATGAGATAAATACTTTGAAGCAAGAACTTGATGAAATCAAGCAGTTACTAAAGAAACTTACAAATGGCAATTAGAGAAGTATTAGTTAGTTTTACATTCGAGCAACAGCGCCAGATGCTTAATCTGATCGGCGCTGATGTGGGAGATGCAAGTTTATTACTAACTCCGACAAATGTTGTAGTCACTGCAATCAATGAGATCATCACTGGTGATGTTGATTTATCAAACCAAACTATTGGGATGGATGATGGCACACTAGTATCACCAAGTTTATTTTGGGATGCGGGTCAAGGATTTTATAAAGTAGATGCTAATAAATTAGGATTAACTACCAGTCTTGCCGTTACTGGTAACTTAGAAGTAGATGGAGATATTACATTTAGAGCTGGTTCTGGAACTGGAGGAACATTAACATTCGGTGATCTTGATACTGATAATATTGTCCTTAATGCAGAACTTCAATCAAGTATCGTTCCTGATAGCACAGCAAATTATAATCTAGGTAGCCTTAACAAGCAATGGAATAACTTATGGATTGATGGAACTGCTTCTATTGATACACTAGAAGTGGATTTGAATACTACACTTACTGGAGAACTTGCAGTAAATTCAGGTATTCTTAAGGTTGATAGTGGAACTGTAACGACAGCAACTATTTTCAATAATTACATCACTACTGCCCAAGTCCTTATGGACGCAACTGATATTACAATAGGTGCTAATGTTGCTGGCAGTCTTGCTATCAGAAATAATAATATTACAACATCGAGAACTAGTATCAATGTTTTTAATACGATAGCAACAACAGTTAATGCTTTTGGTGCTGCCTCTAATGTAGTTACTGGTTTTAGTACTTTTGGAACCACTGGAGTAAATAGTAACTTTAATATTAGATCTGATGATACCGTCCTAGATGGTGACTTAAACGTCAATGGTGGTGAAATTCTATCATCACAAAATACTTTTGATCTTTTAATTGCTAATAATGATGTAAGAATTGGTGCTGCTAATGGTGTTGGCGAAACCATAATTAATAATTCACTGAAGGTTACTGAGAATGTAAATCTTGCAAACTCAGGAACAAATATTACTATTAAAGATAATACAACAAACGCTCTTGCTATCAAAGAGGGTTCTAATACTTATGTTCAACTTCAGACGACTGATGCATCTGAAAGAGTTATTATCTATAAAGATCTTTATGTTGTAGGTAACCTTGATATTTCGGGTTCATCAACAGTCATTGATACAACTACTTTAACAGTAGAAGATAAGAATATTGAACTTGGAACTAGCGGATCACCTACCGATGCCTTAGCAGATGGTGGCGGAATTACATTAAAGGGAACTAGTGATAAGACAATTACTTACAGTAATACTAATACAGCATGGACATCTTCGGAAAACTTTGATCTTGCTAGTGGAAAACAGTATAGAATTAATAATGTAAACTTCTTAACATCCACTCAAATTGGTCCGTCAACTGGAGTTATTTCACTTGGTGCTGGTGTAACAACATCATCTTTGACTTCTGTTGGAACTTTAAGTGCTCTAACAGTATCTGGTAATGGATCAATTGGTGGAACCCTTGGAGTTGGTGGAGCAACTCCAAGTCTTTATCATTCTGCTACTAATGGACTTGTAGTTTCAAGAGGTGGAATAAATGAAGGCATCACAATTGACTGTTCTAATCAGGCAGGTATATTTTTCAGCAATGGTTCTAATGGTGCCGTAGATATTAACGGACAACTCATTTATTATCATACAGCTAATGATGAAAGTATGAGAATGCTTGTTGATGGTGGTGAAAGAATGCGTATAAATAATGATCGTATTATAACAACAGTTGAAATAGTTGATCCTCTTGGTTCAATAAGAAGTTTTGGAGTTGTTACAAAAAGTTCTGACTATACGCCAGTTCATACTGATGCTGGAAAAATGATTAAGAGAACTGGTGGAAATGTGACAATTGCTTATGATGGTGCTTTCGATAATGGTGATATAATTACCATCCTCAATACTTCATCAACTTCTATGAGTATTATTCAGGGTGCAGGTAATACTTTATATAATACTGCAGATGGAACAACTGGTAATAGAACATTAGCAGCTAGAGGATCAGCTACAGTTCTTTCTGCAGCTGGTACAACTTTTTATATTTCTGGTTCTGGGTTAAGCTAATGCGTATTAATTGACAGACTAAATAAATTGTAGTATAATAACAACTGAAACTGAGGAACCACATGGAAGCAGCAACACTGCGTGAAAATTTCACACAACAATTTAATAGTGCCATTGAAGAGATCAAAAATCTCCAAGCACAAGTCGAAGCAAAGAAAGAACTTGCTTTAAAACTCAAAGGTGCTCTTGAAGCAATCGATCTGATGGAACCACCCGAAGAAACTACAGAACCGGAAGTAGTAACTCCAGAAGTAGAATAATATAAATACTGACCTTCCTTATAAATAACAAGGAAGGTCTTTTTTTGTATATGTCCGCAATTACACTTAACTTAGTGATAGAACAGGGGACTGATTTTTCAGCAACCTTTACTATCAAGAATTCGGATGGCGCACCAGTTAATCTTTTGGGTTTTACTGCTGCCGCTAAACTGAAGACTAGTTATTACACAACCAGTGCTGCAACAGATTTTGCAGTCACTTTCGTAAATAGAAGTAGTGGTATAATTAGAATTGATTTATCGGATACTGTTACAACTACATTGAAGCCAAGAAGATATGTTTATGATATTGTTCTGACATCCGCGACTGGAAATAAAACCAGATTTATTGAAGGGATTGCAACAGTAACACCAGGAGTGACAGTATAGTGTCGAATTACGAAATTAATACTACAAATTTTACTGTTACTCAGGGTGCTACCGATCCTTATAGTATCGGTCTTAATTATGAAGCGCCGGTAAAAGGCATTCAATATCAGAATTTAATTCTGGATGATCTTGCTTCGCAATTTGATGGTGCTCAAACAGTGTTTAACTTGAGTACTTCAGGTACATCATATGAACCATTGAATGATCAGCAACTGATTATTTCGATTGACAGTACTATTCTTCAACCTGGAGTTGGATATACAGTATCTGGAAATCAGATCACATTTGCAACTCCACCCGCTAGCACTAGTGTGCCGTTTTTCGGCATTGCTCTTGCTAATACTGCTGATCTGACAAGAACAATTAATTATGTAGTAGATAATGGTTCGCGACCAATGACTACAGGTAACAAAGGTTATTTGACTATTGATGTTACCGGCACTATCAGGTCATGGGTTTTACTTGCTGATGCAGATGGAACATTAGAAGTAGATTTGAGAAAATCTACCTTTGCTGACTATCCTAACGTTGTATCAATCTGTGGGGGTAATACTCCACAACTTGTATCCACTAATAAGAATACTGATATTGATTTAACTAATTGGAACACCACTTTGAATGCAGGTGACATCATACAATATGAAGTTATAAATACTACAGTATCAATCAGTAATTTTGCTATCTCATTGAAAGTAGAATTATAATAATTTTACTTTGAGTAAAATTATAAATATAAACAGATAAAACGAATTTTCCGTGGAGGAACACTTTAAATGGCACTTTTAGTACCTAACATTGGTGAGGTAGAGTCACTTCGCTATTTGCTGAATGCTACTCATCAAATCCCTAGAAACTTAACTCTAAAGCTTTTCACATCAAACACAGACCCTGCAGAAGGTGATGTTCCTTCAGCAACTGCTTACTATGAGCCTTATGCTGATGGTAACACTAATGGTTATGGATCAGCAGTTGATACAGGTTATCCTTTAGTAGATAACAACCGTGCTGATCAATCATATAATGCTAACTATGGTATTCTTTTAAATGGTAATCGCTGGGCGATTGCTACTGCTGGAGATCCTATTGCTTCTGGAACCGGCACTGGAACTGCCGCTGAATATACAATTACAGTTTCTTCTGTAACCGGAACTATTAGTGTTGGTAACCTTGTATCAGGCACAGGAATTGGCGCAGGAGCAAAAGTTTCCAGAGTTTCTGGTTCAACAATTGTTCTCACAGTTGCCAACGCTGGTGCTGTTTCTGGAACAATCAACTTCTCTGGTGGCGTAACTACTGCTACTTATCCTGAGCAAACCTTCACATTTACCGCTGCTGCTGGTAATGTTTATGGTTACTACTTGGCTCGTGCAAACAACATGCCTCTGACAATTCAGGGTGTAGTTGATGCTGCCGGTGCTTCTGCAGGAACTACCCTTACTAAGGGTGATAACACAAATCCATGTAATGGTGTTGTTGGTAATTCCTTCATCACTCTTCCAAACGTCGCTTCCATCATGGACGACATCACAGTTGGAATGGATGTTACTGGTAACAATGGCGTTGCATCAAACACCGTTATCATCGGTATTGATCTTCTTAATAGAATCCTCTATTTGAACAATGCTCTGATTGATAACATTCAGGTTGCTACCGACTCATCAATCACTCTTGAGTATAGCAAAGTAACTGCTACCGGTCATGGTTTGGTTGCTGGTGATGTTATTTACATCGCACAGGGTTCAACCAACACTGGCACAGTTGCTGCTACATACACAATCTTCTCTGTAGATGATGCTAATACATTCACTACAACTCCTGCTCTGAAAGGAACGGGCGACCTCACTCTTTACAGCAGCATCATGTTTGCTGAAAGATTTACAAATGGTCCATACCCCATTCAGAACAACGGTGACCAAATCAAGATCACATTGAACGTCAGCCTCGACTGATATATAGTATACAACTTTTTATTATTTGTTTTTGCGGGGGGATTATGTCCCCCCTTTTAATGACAAAAAACATTAATGAATACATTTAACTACAATACATCAAACGTAAACCATTATGTAACTACGGATTTAGGCTCTCTTGGAGATGCCCCTACATCCACAGTCGATAATGGTGAGACCGCGTATGATTTAGTAGTTTCTGGTGATTATATTGTTACTGGTGATATATTAGTTAACTTCTTTACTGAAGAAGATTATCAAGAAATTAATTTTACTGAAACAACTTATCCGTTCGGCACGTTTAAGGTTTCTAATACTACAAACTCTGCAGCTACAGTAGTATTCGTATCGAAACCAGAACCGATCAAGTTATATCAAAAAGCAATAGTAGTTAGAAAACAAGCCTGGACCGGTTCAGGAACCCTCTTTGAGATCGCTGACGGGCGCGAGAGGATGATTGCGCCATGGATAGGATCATCTGGACCTCTGAGGGTTTCTGGCGGCGCTGAGAGCAGCGTAACGCATAAATTTACAGAAGACTCAATAAGAACCTATGGTAGTAGCGTTGACTATGGACTAGTCCCTGCTGCTGTAGGTTCTTCTATATCTTATGGACAAGTCACTGATATTGTTGATGAAGGAGAATTTGATAATGGTGATATCATACCAGGTGATGGTAGACCCTACGGGTTATTCTCACTAGAAGGATTTAATAGCAGTAATTTCAGAATTAAAGCATGGGCTGGTTCTGGTAACATCAACATCTCTGGGCAAGAAAGTTCCCAGTTTAATGAACCAACCCCACAAATCTATATTGTAAAGACATCTAAACTGACTGGTGTTGGTTTAAATATTTACAATTCAACCAATCCAGATTCATTCACCCGAGCAACATATCAAGGAAGTGGATCGCTATTTGAAATTGGTCAGAAGGACGAAAGATCAGTATTTGCTTATAATACTCAGACAGTAGGATCAGAATATCAGTCTCTTCAGACAGAAGATTATCAAACAATTAATCAATCTGCTGGAACTACAGAAAATTATGGACAAATTCTCAGTCCTGCAGATGCTGGCGAACTAAGTTACGGTGGATTTAATACTAATTTTGCCAGGTTTGGAGCAATTAAAGTTAATGGTTCTGCTGCGGTAAGACAAGCAGATAATTATACTGCATCTTATGAAGCTTCATATGCCTTTGTAGATATTGGTCCTGATGTAGATATAGTAAGTGATTTCTATTATTCATCTGGTGTTCAGTATAGGAATGGTGGTCTTGGATTTGGATCTAATGGTGGATTTAATATTGGACCCCATTACAAAATTGATGGCAGCAATGGCATCGATCAGATGGCATGGTTCCTTGATCTCACTAATGTAACTCATATAACTGTTACTGGTATCAGAGGTAATGATAGTAATGGTGGAAATGAAGACAATATAAGTCCAGATAGTTTACAGTATTACTTCACTAAGACAGGAGTATCTGGAGTAAATGGTGTAGCATTCCCCGGCGAACAAAATTTTGTTGGTCTGGAAGTAGCAACTGATGGTGTTAGCGAAAGAACTATCACAGTTCCAAGTGAATTCAGAGTTTCTGGTGTTCAGTTCAGTCTCCGATTATATTTCTCGCAAGATGAATATGGCATAAAACAAGTAGCATTAAGAAATGCTGATACAAATTCAGGATTTGTTACGGTTCTTCCAGATGAGTTAGTATCTAATTATAGTGCAAGTCTCACTCATGTTGCAGTTGAAAACTCTGGTACTGGCACTGGATATACTGGAGGATTTAATTCAGGTACAGGCACTAAGTATTTTAGATTCGGCACTTCTAATGTTAATGAGTACAGAGAATTAACTTGGGTAGCTGATGCTTCAGAACTATCTGAATTTATATTTGATCTTATTGCTGGCAATAATAGTAATGGAGGAAATAGTCCAGAAAGTGTAGACGATCTCGTCTTCTATTGGAGAGATGTAAATACTTTCCGTCCTATTGAAGTACTTACAGATTCCGATGAACCTGAGGATTGGAAGAAAGTATTTTCTACTATACCACCAGAAGCTAGAAATGCCGGACAAGAGTTTAAGTTACGTCAATTTGGATCTGGAACATTTGATAATGTTGGTATAAGATCTATTGAATTTGTTCCTACACTGGATACATCTAATGTAAATATTGTAACTCCTAATCTTAAAACTGATACTGTTTTCGTTCGCGGCGATGCTACGGTTCAGTTTGTAGAACCAGCGGCACAAATTTATGTTGTAAATGGTTCCGGTGTTCTTACATTATCAGGCACAATGCCTGAGCAATACATTATAGGAAACTATAATACAACTGGTTCATTCATTACTTCCGGTCAGAATGATGAGAGAGCAGTATTTGATTACAATGATAGTTCTATTGAGGTAGTACAAGATCCTATTGATAATGGATCACTATCTTCCTTTGGATCTACATCTGATTACGGTCAAGTTACTCAACCTTCCGTAGGAGAAACAAGTTACGGTCAGATAGTAGTTACAGAAACTACGCAACCATTTGGAAGACTATTTGAAGTTACCGGTGGTGATAGAGCACACGCAAATCCAAAAGCATATCTTGGTGCTACTGCTGAGATTAGAATTACTGGTGGATATAGTAATCTCCAGTTCACTTCTCAAGCTGGTGAATCAACAGTTCTCTTCAATACTTCTGGTGGAGATGCTGATAGTTTCAGCAGACCTTACATTGGTTCTGGATCACTCTTCCATATTGGAGATCGTGTAGAGAAGACAGTATATGCTTATAATAGTTCTTCAATTATAACTTATGAAGAACCAATTGACATTGGATTAATCACAAATAGTGCTACACAATTTACAGATTATGGTTCTGTAGGTTCTGATTATTATCCTAATATTAATTATGGATCAGTTTCAAATGATGGATCAGATCTCAATCCACTCGGAAAATTATTTGAAATTGGTGGATCAGCAGTTGAAGAATTCTTCCCAACGTTTGCTTGGAACCGTCAAAGTCCTCCAATTAGGATCTTCAACGAACAGCAAGATCCTGCTGACTTTAGGTTCCGTCCACATTGGAGAACTGATACTACTACAACTAATCCTCCAAAACTTAGAAATGCTCCAGATGGAGAGTTCAATACATATGCTCAGTCTAGACCTTTCATTGCATCTGGTTCACTCTTCCATATTGGAGATAAACTCGAAAGTGCAACATATGATTATAACGAATCATCGATAGTCGAATTCACTCATGGTGGAGACTATGGTTCTATTACATCAGCATCGTCTACTAATATTGATTATGGTGATGTAACTGGTATAGTTACTGAGGGTGAATTTGATAATGGTCAAGTAGTAATTACCGAAACTACACAACCTTATGTTGGATTGTTTAGTTTCCAAGGTGCTGCTGCAACATTCTTCATCCGTGGACCTTATAGTTCCAAAGAAGGTGGCATTAGGATCTTCAACGAACAGCAAAATCCTGCCGACTTTAGTTTCCGTCCACATTGGAGATCACGTCCTTACGAACAAGGAAAACTTACCGGTAATGCTGAAACACCAAGAACTAGACCTTTCATTGGTTCTGGTTCACTGTTCCATATTGGAGACAGAATTGAGAAGGCAGTATTCTCATACAATAATTCTTCAATAACAACTTTTGAAACTGCTGAAGATTATCAATCTATTACATCAAATGCAACCTCAAATATTGACTATGGTGTAGTTGGTGGAATTGTAACTGAAGGTGAATTTGATAACGGTCAGTTAGTAATTACCGAAACTACTCAACCATTCGGTCTGTTTAATATTACTGGTGATTCCATTGATAAGTGGCAGCAGTGCTTTACTAAGATTGGTAGTGGTTCACTATTCTCATTCAACGGGGGAATTGAAAGCAGAACAGATGATTATCCAGAAAGCACAGTACTGTTCAAGTTTACTGGTAACCTCACAGAAAGTTTCGGTAAGGGACTTTACACTGGTTCTGGTTCACTGTTCCATATCGGAGACAGAATTGAGAAGGCAGTATTCTCATACAATAATTCTTCGATTATTGCTAGTGTATCTCCTGATGAGGAGTTTGGTTCCGTTACAGATCCAAGCACTACATCAAGCGATTATGGTTCAATAACAAATGCTTATCTGCCACCTAATACTGATAATGGTGATCTGATTACTCTTCGTGGAGATGAAAATCCATTCGGATTATTCAGTATTTCAGGTGGTTCATCCGAAAGGCAAATTGATGATTATGTTGGTTCAGGGTCACTGTTCTCTGCTAAAGGTGCTGCTGAAGCATTCATCGCTCAGACACCTGAAGAAACCTTCCTGCTCAAAATGCGTGGTGGCGCAGTTGAGAAGCATATTGAGAACTGGGTCGGATCTGGAACCATCAAATATCCAGAGGACACACCTCTCGCTCCTAATGCTGCAGTCAGATTCCGTCCACATTGGAGGGGGCGTTCCTTTGAAGGTCCAATTACCCTCAGCGGTGTTGGTGGTGAATTCTTCCGTGGATCTTATGTTGGTAATAAATCTAATGTCAGCCTCAGAATTCTTACACCTAATGAAGGATTTGAGTGGAGACAGTATAGACCATCACCACGTTATGTTAACTCCGTATATGGCAAGATTGGTGGATCTGCAACAGTTGCTGGTATATCAGTATCTCAAAAAGTTAATGTTTACGGATATTATGGTGATGATAGAGATCCAGGAACTTCTGGTTCACTATTCACATTTAATAGTGCTACAGAAGTAGCTGGTTATAATCCAACAACAGACACAGTTCTTTATACTGCTTCTGGTACTGCTGCTTCCAAATGGAATCCTGCATGGACATCACGTCCTGATGGTTCACCTAGACTTTCCGGTACTCCTAAACTTCAACTTAGATTCAACATCTTCACTAATCCTGAAGTTGAAGTATTCAAATTTGATGGTACTCCAGATCTCAAGATCACTCTTAATTATAATGGTTCGGGAACATTATTTACTAGTAATGGATCTAGTGAAGTTCGTGGGTTCAATCCATCAACAGATACAGTTCTATTCAAGGCAAGTGGAAATCCAATTGTTCTGTTCTCGCTGTTACATATTGGTTCTGGATCACTATTTGGTTTCGGATCTGCAGCAGAAGCAAGAACAATTCTTGCGCCAGAAAGCACAGTTCTATTCATTCCATCTGGTTCAGGATCAGCAAACATTGTTCGCGCACATGAAGGTTCAGGAACAAATATTGTTTCTGGAACTGTCGAAGAAACACTTACAAATGCATATCAAGGAGAGGGTTCACTCTTCAGTGCAGGAAGTGCAGCAGAAGTTACAGCAATTTCCGAAGCAGAAAGCACTGTCCTATTCAAGTCTTCTGGTGGAGAAGCAAATGCATTCGTCAGATCTGCTATTGCCGAAGGTAATGTTACTATCAGCGATAATCTGGATGAAGCATTCGCAAGACCTTATGCTGGCGAAGGTTCGCTCTTCGGATTTGATGGTGCTGCCGAAGCGGTAACAGTAGACGAAGAATCTACTGGTCTGTTTAACTTTATTGGTGATGCCAATATTGTTAGAGATAGATCTTTTGCTGGCGAAGGTTCACTCTTCGGTATCGGTGGAGCATCAGAAACAAGTGTTATCTCACCTGATCTCGAAACCGGTCTATTTGAGATTACTGGTTCTGCTGTTGGAATTAGAACTAGATCCTTTACTCCTGATGGTGGAGAAACATTTGTTTACGGTGATGGTGGTGTAGTATCAACCAGAATTTATACCGGTAAAGGTTCACTCTTTGGAATTGGTGGTGCTACCGAATCTACTACAACTAATCTTCCTCAAAATACACTTCTTTATACTGTCGAAGGACGTGGTGTTGTTACTAGAGCAAGAGATTTTGCTGGTTCTGAATCTATATTCACTAGTGGCAATGCCCTTCCTGTTGCGGCAGTTGTATTTACCGGATCAGGAACACTCTCAACATTCAATGGTGCTGCAGAATCCAGAACAATTACTTCCGAAAGCACTGTTCTCTTCAAACCAAGTGGTAGTGCTGCAGAAAGCTTTACTGAAGGAAATTATGATGCTTCTGGAAGTGCAACAATTTCAGGTGAAGCATCTGATATTAAGAATACTCGTAGTGAGAGAGTATTTGCATATGTATCAACTAATGGCGAAGCAATCGCCCGACAGACATATGCTTACCTTGGAACTGGTACATTCTCAACATTCAATGGTGCTGCTGAAGCGAGAGCAATTGACATTGAAACACCAGTATCTGTTAATCTGTTTACTGTTGTCGGAAATAACCCAGGAAGTGTTACTAGAGTCACTCAACCAGGAACAGCGAAGTTTGTTCTGAGTGGAGCATCTGTCAATGTTTTAAAACTATTCAGTCCAATAAGAATATTCAGTACGATAATATAATAGTTCTTATAAATAAAAGAAGAAAAACTCCCAGTTTAATAGAAAATGACAACCCAAGTACAGTTTCGTAGAGGAACTACATCTCAACATCAAACATTTACTGGCGCTGAAGGTGAAATCACCGTTGACACAGATAAGAAAACTGCTGTTGTTCATGACGGGGTACAACCAGGAGGACATGAGATGGCTTCTAGAGCAGCATTAGTTGCTTATACGATAGCCATGGGTCTTTGAAAATTTATTATATTTAAAAATCATAAGGAAATTTAAAAAATGGCAAAGAAATTAGTTACCTATTACTCATTTGAACCTTCTACAAATACTGTAAAGATTCCTGGTAATATTAAAGCAGAAAAGCTTCTGCTTATCACAAACATTACTGACAATACACCGATTTACATTTTCTCAGACCAATTTCTTGGTCTAGAATCTGCAACTTATAATCAAACTACAGAAGAAACTGAGTTTGTTCTGTCGTGTAATTGCGGCACAATGTCCTCCACGGATAAATTGCAAATTTTCTATGACAAACCATATGTAAGTATTGAACCTTCCGAGACTTTCGTTGACGCTGTTTCAAAGTTCAGAGTTTCAAATCCAGAAAACCTGATTGATACTGACTTTGAGTATGGTCCTCAGGCTTCTAAATGGGAAACTCTTCAGACGATTAATAATATTCCGTCTTTCTACTCATCTTCTTCTGATACTACTATTTCGTTTATCACGAAAGTAGAATCATTTATTGATAGTGAGTTAATTACTGTTACTACTAGTTTTGATCATGGTCTTACTTCTGGTCTTCCGATTACAGTAACTGGTCTTTCTTCCACTACCGCAGAAGGTACTTATTTAATCCAGTCAGTACCAACTACTACAACATTTACATTCAAGTGTAGAGCAGCACAACCTAGTAGTAGAGAACTCCAGGGTACTTACACCTCTATTATTCCTGGTAAATTCTTCCAAGGTTCTCAAATTGCTCTTGATGAATCACAAGGAATTGTCAGCGAACTTTACAATTTCCGAGTCAAAGTCTATTCTGTCTGGCAATTTACACTTCCTTCAGTTCCTGCTTCATGGGCAGTAAACGATTCTATTATTATTGATAGCGGTGGTGCGGGTTTAATTTCAAGAATTGACGGAAATGACGTTTACGTCTGGTTCAATTCTGTTGCTCAATCTAATCCTGTCGATGGTGATACACTCACAGCCAAAGAAACTGATGTTGTTGTAACAACAGTTGTAGGAGCAAGTAACAAGTATTTCATTAACTCATCTGAAGCTGCAGGAACTGAATATAATGATCAGCAATATGTTCAGCAAGAAACATTATCTCTTGCTAAAAAAGCGATCTATACTTTTGATGTATCAGATACATCAGTGAGCACCCACCCATTTGAATTCAGCGCAACTGATAATGGTACTCATGATGGTGGTACAGAATACACAACTTTTGTTTATAAGCATGGAACTCAAGGAACTGCTGGTGCTTATATAAGAATCTACTTCGATTATAATACCCCAGATAACTTATATTATTATTGCGGGTCTCACAGTGGAATGGGTGGTGATATCACAACAGCTGTTACTACTACATCTAAAGTATTCTTGACAACATCTGCAGAACATGGTTTTGCTGATAATACTAATTTCTACTTTGTTAATACAGTTTCACCTAAGATCTTTGACATTCAAGATGGGTCAGCAATAGCAGCTGATGGTGAACCTGTCATTTCAGATTCCGATACATTCACTAATGTTATCACACCTGATCTTACTAAAACAGATCCATATAATATTGAATCTACATATACATTAAGATTTGATGAAGCAGATATCAACTATGGTTCTGATAGAATTACCCTTCCCAATCACAGATTTGAGACTGGTTATTCATTACTATACTATCCAAATCCAGGAGACACTCCTATTGGTGGATTGAGCAGAATGTCTGTTTATTATGTCAAAAAAATTGATGATAATACCATTGAATTATATGATTCAATGAGAGTTCAGGCAAATTATCTGAAGAACCTCAGTCCAGGTGGTACATTTACCCATGGTCAGCATAATCTTGGACTGGTATACAATATCTACAGGGAGCAGAAAGGATATAATAACTGGTATACTTACTACTATCCTTACTATAATAACTTTGGTTCTACATATTCCGGTTATGATCTTAGAGATAATCAATATGGATTAGGAGGTCAGAACTGGGATAGAACGATCTTCTTCTCTCAAACCAGAAGTCATGCTGGTGGTAATAGTGGTAATGATAGATTTAGGTATTGCGATACTTGGTTCAGATTCTTTAATACATTTTGGAAAACTTATGGTTACAATCATGTAACTCTTCCACTGGGAACATCCGCTCAGTTCCAGGGAGTTTATGATATGCTGACTGATACTTCACATAATGGTTATAGTAACAATAGTTACGCTAATGCATATTGGGTTGGTGCTTTAAATGGTAATGGTCCTGCTGGTGTAGGAAATCCTTACTATTGGACATCTAATTTCTATATTGACTATGTTCAGACTGGAAACTCACCATACATTAGAATGCGTGGTAATAACTGGTTCTTCTGGTATCATCAAAACGGTCGTGGATACAACCTAGATAGAAGATTTGGATCTCACACCAGTGATGGTGGGACCAACATGTATATCATGTTTGGTAAGCAAAATACTACCACAAATGATTCGATCTATAAAGAAAATCACCTTGCAGAAACCGGACACACTTATACATTAGATACCACTAGTGGTGACATTCATTACTATACTGGCAGTAATGCTACTAGAAACCAACTTGGAAATGGAACAAGTATCACCACAGAAAAAATTGATGCCAATAGAGTTCGTTTGAAGGATACAAGTAACAATGTATACAGATTAGCAGCTGTAACAGGTGCTCCTACACTTTCCGGTACATTTACATCACCATTCAAAAACTCAATTTTTGTTGCTGAACATCAATTCTCAAACAATGAGTATTTAAGATATGATCAAGTTGGGTCTGCGCCAATTGCTGGACTGGTTTCTGGAAACTCCTACTATGTAAAAGTTGTTGATGCTAATAGATTCCAACTAGGATCTACAGTCGGTTTCTCAACTGAAATTGACTTCACTAATAAAGGAACTGGACTTCAGTCATTTGAAAATACAACCGCTGCTTTTGGTACAACTGATGGTTCATATACAACTACTAAAGCAGTTAGTGATACCAAACTTTCCGTAACAATTCCATTCAAAATTCCTCCTGCATTGAAGGGATTTGACGCTAATGCAAATGTCACTATTGCTGATGATTATATCACAATTAATAATCACTATTTTGCTACTGGAACAAGGGTCATCTATGACGCTCAAGGAGGAACACCACTTGGCGGATTGACTGATGGTGCGGATTACTACATTATTGTTATTGATAACAATATCTTCAAACTAGCAACAACTTTGGCAGATTCTGTTGCAGGAAATGCCATTACCATTTCAACTAAACCTGGAAGTACTGAAACACAACAATTCATTAGTGCTAGTATGTCAGGTCAGGTTTCTGGCACTGGTACAGTAGAAGTTACATCTGGTAGTAGACTTGTTACTGGATCAAATGCTGCATTCCAGAGATTCTATAAGATCGGTGATAAACTGAGAATTGTTAATAATGCAACTACACCTGGTGTAATTGTTGAGAAGACAATTACAGCAATTACTGATGATGATAATATGTTGGTTGATACAACATATGACTTCACCAACAGTGGTTTAAATTATCTAATTCCTTCTTACATCTATGTAAGACCTGATGGTTTCTATCTCCACAGACCATTTGACGGTGGCATGGAAATTGGTACTTCTAAGTCACCTAACTCTAGAATTTCTAGACAGACTCGTAAGTATTTCCGTTATCAGTCAGGTAAAGGTATTCAGACCTCATTCGCTATTAACTTCATTCCTCAAGTTCCTGTTCAAACAATTTCGTATACTCCAATTGGAACTACTACGGTAGTAACAGGTGCTACGATGACAACGGGTGGATCAACATTGACGGTTAGTGATACATCAGCTCTAACAGTAGGACAAATTGCTTCTGGAGAAGCTGGTCTTGGAACCAAGTCCAGAATTGTTCAGATCATTGATGCTACAACACTAGAAATGAGTACATCTTGCACTGGAACTTTCACTGGTGGCACAATCACATTCGCTAGAGTCGAACTTGCGACCATCGTCTGCACAAAACCACACCAGTTTGAATCTGATGTCCAAGTTACGGTCAAGGGTTGTAGTGTTGAAGAATTTAATATCACTGGAGATATTTACAGTATCGAAAATGATTTCTCATTCAGATATCTTCTCCCAGCACAACCCACATCTGATGTTGGTGGTGGATTCACTACCGTATCTATTGTTGCCTGGAGTGACTGTTCAATCCGTGCTGGTATGTTTGATGATCAGAATGGTTTCTACTTTGAATATGATGGTGCAACACTTAACTGTGTCAGAAGATCTTCTGTCCAACAACTTCCTGGAACTATCGCTGTAGCAAACGCCAGTCAAATTATTACTGGAACTAATACATCGTTTATCTCTCAAGTTGCCGTTGGTGAGCATCTCGTTATTCGCGGAATGACATATCAAGTTGTTAAGATTGCTAGCAATAGTCAACTTACAATCCAACCTTCTTATCGTGGTGTTAGTGCAACTGACGTTATTTGCACCAAAACTATTAATACTGCAGTAGCGAAAGAAAATTGGAACATTGATAAAGCAGATGGTGATGGTCCATCTGGTTACATCTTGAATCTTGATAGAATTCAAATGTGCTATATGGATTACTCCTGGTATGGTGCTGGTAAGATCCGTTTCGGATTTAAAGATCAAGATGGACATGTTAAGTATGTCCATGAATTTAAGCACAACAACCGTTTGACGGAATCTTACTTCCGTTCTGGTAACCTACCTGCTCGTTATGAAGTAGTTAACTTCACATCACCGACATATGTCGGAACCTTGTTCCACTGGGGTACTTCAGTTATCATGGATGGTACAATGCAAGATGACGAAGCATATCTCTTCACAGCATCAGGCAACGTCCAGAAGTATACAAATGCTACTGCCGAAAGTTCTAGCACCAACGCCAATAGTTTCCTGAGATCATATTACCAAGGCACATGGTGGAACAGAACGTTCTATCTCATCATGCGTTTCCCATCTAGTGAAGCATCTAAGTTCTCAATTAACACATTGATCTATGAGAACACTGTTGCCAATGGTTACTTCTTAGAAGGTAGACCAATTGACTCTAAGTCTCGTGTCTCAGGTAGCTACTATGAAGCCGCAATTCAATATGTAGAAGGAACTGCAACTGTATTCCCATATAACTATACAAATCAGATTAATTCTACCATTGGAAATCCTGCTGTTCCTTCAGGAACAACAATGAATATCGGTGCCCCTGCTGGTGTTGATAACATTATTCCTGATAACATCCCACTGATTTCAATCAGACTGGCACCTTCAGTTGACTCTTCAATTACTGGTGCTCTCGGAGAACGTGAAATTATCAACAGAATGCAACTCAAACTTGACTCTGTTGGTATTCTAACTACACATGAGACGGAACTATCACTGATCTTGAACCCACAACTTTCAACAGATGAGTTCCAGAATGTTGACGAACCTTCGCTCTGCCAACTCGTTAAGCATGGTCCTAACGATGTTATCACAGGCGGTTCTAAGATTCTCTCATTCAGAGCATCTGGTTCTGGAGATGGTAATACATTCTCAACAGAATACGATCTTACGAAACTGAGTGATTTGGGTAACTCAATTCTTGGTGGTGATGGCGTTTATCCAAATGGACCTGACCTACTTTGCGTCGTTGCTAACATTGTTGACTCAACAGGTGTTAGTGTTACAAACCCATACTCAGTATCTGCTAGGGTTACCTGGCAGGAATCACAAGCATAAATTTAGGAGAAATCTAACATGCCACAAAACGAAATCGATGTGCCTCTAAATGAGGCACCAGGTGATGCGACACTTGCTGCTTATGAAGCAGCCGTTCAAGCAATTGACTGGAACTATGCTGAGGGTGATGAAGCAGCATTACAATCCTACTATGCTGCTAAAGTATTAGAAAATGGATTAAGAGATCAATTTGGTGGGTCAATACCATCTAAATTAAATAAACCAGGTATGGAATCAATTGTCAATATCTGGAATAAGTATGCTCCAAATTCAGAAAAATTAGTTTAGTTTTAGAAAATAAACAAAAAAATGGAGGGTCACCCCTCCTTTTTTTATGCAATTGCGCCAACCAAAGAATATCTAATAGATTTATATTCATCAACATCATACCCTATACTGTGATAGAAATCTCCTTTGTATATGGTAAGTGAATTGAAATCAGCTGATACTGAATGATATCTTTCATAATGATCATCCGACTTAAATCTAATCCATTTACCTAGTTTTTTATCTTTCAGTAAAGAATTGTTATAAGCATCATCTACTTCATTTTCAGTAGGATATCTAGACATACGAGATCCTCTATAATTATAAGAATTATTTTTAAGTTTATACCTAAAAAAATCTGTATAACTTTCTTCATTCTCAGTTAAAAATAAATTTAATGCAAATGAAAATGGATCCGTATGGGGGCGATAGTTTGAGCAATATGATGGCATTCCAGGATAACAGCAATTAGTATAATAATTCCATTTAATTCTTCTATACTCATACTTTACCATATGATAGTGTTTAAGAATATTAAAAAATGCTATCGATAAATTATTTCTGAAAAAGGTGTCTGGAACTGGTGCCTGAAAACCAGGAGCCATGCTACTACTATTGCTATCTTTAGTAGTTCCATCACTTATAGATTTGGTTTTATCTTCAGAAGGAAAATAGGATATAAAATTTCTTAGATCTATAGGATTTTTTAGGAAATTATGAACTTTAATATATTCAAGCTCTTCTACTTTAAAAGCTTGAATGTCCATATCAGAATTTACTTCTGTTAATTCCTTAATTTCACCAGCACTATACCTAGGTATAACTTCATAATTAAAATCATTCATATGAAAGAAATTCCATAGGCATTTCATTGGTCATTTGATCGCCCATTACATTTCCGAAACCATCCTCTTCTTTAGCAGGAAGACTTAAACATCCTTCAAGATGATAGTGTTCAGAAACATTATCGTAAACATTCTGATACCAACAGTTGCCTGGATAAAGAATTGCTCTATTGTATTTTGCTGGAACATGAATAAGTTTATTAAAATACTCATCACCATCCCAAGTTTCATATTGTTTAGTGGTATTTTGAGATACATACTTATAATTAAGTAAATCCATAATCTCTCGTTTAGATTCAGGATCTGTAACACCTTCAAATAATTGAGTTACACCATAGTAAATTTGGTTTTCGTAAGAAAAATTATAGAATGACATACCACTCTTTCCGAGTGCTTCATCTTCAGTGCCCAAAAATACTTTCATATTCATATAAAAATTTCCAGGATGACATTTTTCTTTATTGGTATTAATTGTCATATTAGGATAATAATAATTTCCAGTCCAAAGACAACTGTTTATCATCCTTTCAAATTCTTGTGTAGTTGGTTGATTATTACTATCATTTGGAATATAATCCCATTCCTTCAGAACGCCAATTGCATTCATTGTCAATTGCTGAGTAACATTTGGATGAAATAATTGGTTCTCACCCATAGGTTTTTGGAATTCATATTTTTGATCGCTTTCTCTTCTTGATTCTTCTTCTAAAGTTTTTTGTCCTGTATCAAATGGAACAGATAATAAATTATTTAAAGAACTTTCAGGATCAGAAAAGAAATCATCAATTACCAAGCAGCTAAATTCAGATACTCTTTTTTCCTGAACTATAGCTTTATCGGTCATTTCAAATCCGAAGTTATTAATATATTTAATTTTTGATTGAATATTTTTCATAATCAATGCTCCACCGTAGGTGTTCCGCTAGCAATATCATTCCAAATTTCTTCTTGTTTTTGATCTATTTCATCAGAATGAACTAAAAATGAATTATCAAGTTCAATACTTTTAACGTATTCCTGAACCCATTTACTCAGAATAGACATATATGCATTAGTTACATCAGTATGAGGTTCGTAAATGACATCAATAAAATCGTGCGTAACATTAAAACTTCTTTCATTTGATAATGGAAATAGTCTACCAAATTGAAGTTCACCTTGTTGAGTAGGAAGGTCTGTAATATTCATATCCTCATCAACATTAGACAAAATATTATTAACACATTCGATAGTAAATGGATCTGAAATTACATAACCCAAACTTTTATTTTCTTCTTTGTCCAAAGCTTCTTTAACATCACAAACAATTGTTGTTTGATTTTTGAGTAGGCAAAGTTTAACTGTCATTGGTATTTGAATTTATGGTATAATTATAATACAGAATTTAGTTCACGTCAACCCGCTAAATAAATTCAGTTCACCAATATTTATAGCACAAGAAAATGAATACCGTTTCGGATATCCCCCTATATGAAATTGTTCAGGAAATTGAAAAAGTTCATGGTTCAGAAAAACATATGGTAATTGAGATCATTACCAATGATGAAGCAACTGAAGATAAACCTCATCCATTAATTAGAGAGGAAGACATCTACAGACCTGATGGGTGGCAATTAAATGATGGAATTTGGTTCTGGTGTGAATTTGAAAATCAAGTTGCTGTATTTGATAATGTTACTGCGGTAAAACATTGGTTTATTGAAGATTGTAATAGAGAAAATAAAGAAGATAATACTGATATCAAAATAAAGCAGGACTTATAAATGAAACTAAATAAATTATTTCCTAAAATTGTTGCTGAGTTTGATGGTGTATGTGTAGATAATATTCCAGCAATGATAAAAGAGGTTGAAGAATTATCGTCATATGGCACTAAGAGAAATAGTACATTGAATGTAGAATCTTCTCATAGATCTATTCAAACAATTCATAGACTGCCACCTTTCAAGCCATTAGCAAAAGAAGCACTTTCAAATGCAACTAAATTTTTAAGTGAGTATGGATATACCAATCAGCTGCCACATCTCTATATTAGTAATATGTGGTTTAATATTTCAGAAAAAGGTGATTATTTATTTCCCCATACTCATCCCGGATCATTATTATCTGGAGCATATTATCTAGATACAGATGAGTCCCACTACATTTATTTCTATGATATGTATAGAAATCTTACCGAATCCCCCAGTTTTCCTAATGATTTAAATACAGACACATACCCTATGCCATGTACTCAAGGAATGATGTATCTATTTCATTCAGATTTTGTTCATGCAGTTCCTAGACAAGAAGCAGATGCGAGAAAAATTGTCATTTCATTCAACTTAAGTTTTGAAAATTTGAAATCCATGCATTAATTATAAATACCTCTAGGAAACTAGGGGTATTTTTTTATTCATGGCAAAACCCTCGACACGCCAGGAGCTAATTGATTATTGTCTGAGGAAATTAGGATTCCCAGTACTAGAGATTAATGTGGATGATGATCAAATTGAAGATCTTGTAGATGATGCAATTCAGTTCTTTCAAGAGCGTCATTTTGATGGAAGCGTCAAAACATTTTTAAAATTAGAAGTAACTGACCAGATGATTACCGATGCGAAAGTGAACGGTGCCATTGCTGGTTCAGATTTTGTAGAGCAAAATAATTTTGTAACTGTCCCAGAACATGTTCTGGGAGTAACTAATGTATATGCTTATGATAATAGTTCATCAGCAGTATCAGGAAATATCTTCAGTATGAAGTATCAATTATTCCTGAATGATTTCTATAACTTCGGTTCTATGGAAATTTTAAATTACTATATGGTAAAGCAATATCTAGAAACAGTTGATTTTGTAATTGGTAATTTTAAACCGATTAGATTTAATAAGAGAGAAAATAAACTATACATTGATACTGATTGGGATCAGTTAAATGGTGGTGATATGATTTTGATTGAATGTTATAGGATGATAGATCCATCAACTGCTACTGAAGTTTATAATGATGTGTGGATGAAACGTTATCTTACTGCTCTTATTAAAAGACAGTGGGGGCAAAACCTCATCAAATTTAAGAACGTTCAACTTCCTGGTGGAACAACTCTGAATGGTAGAGAGTTCTACGAAGATGCACAAGCAGAAATTGATACTATTCTTGGTGAATTTAAGTTATCAGCAGAGTTACCACCACTAGACATGATCGGATAAAATGACTAGAAATTTATATTTTACACAAGGAACTAAGGGTGAACAGAACCTAGTACAGGATCTGGTTGACGAACAGATCAAAATGTATGGTCTGGAATGTTATTACATTCCTCGTCAGATCTACGAAGATAAGTTGTGGAATGATATCTATTATTCTCAGTTTAAAGATAGTTATCTTATTGAGATGTATCTGGAAAACTTTCAAAATTTTGGTGGCAATGGTGACATGCTATCAAAGTTTGGTCTTCGCGTAACTGATGAAGTAACACTTACACTTTCTAGGAGAAGATGGAGAGATTTTGTAGATGTCTCTACTAATAAAATTGTATCTGGAAGACCTAATGATGGAGATTTAGTATGGTTTCCTTTGAATGAAACTGTATTTGAAATCAAGTATGTAGAAAATCAAAAACCATTCTACCAGTTAGGAAGTCTATATACATATACGTTGACGTGTGAAGTCTTTGAATACGGCGATAGTATCTTTGATACTGGCGTTACTTCTATTGATAACACTGAAATGGAATCTGGAGTATTCCCAATTCTATTGAACCTCAATGGAAGTGGATACTTTACTGAAGATGAAAAAGTTTCTGGAACTAGATTTGATGCTGCTGCAACTGCAGTCGCTGATGCATCTGGAGTTCTTGGTGCGATTACTATCACATCAGCTGGTCAGAAATATGAAACTGCTCCAAATGCATTTTGGTATTCTCCTACAGGAACATTCATCACTTCATCTACAACTGCGATCACCAATGGTGTAGTCAGTGCTGTCAATGCTCCTACAGGATCATACATATATGGAGATGTTGTTTATGATGCCAACGATCAAATTGTAAGTATCACTGGATGGAATCCAATTATTAAAATTGATTCA